AAGAATAGTCAGAACTTGGCCGAGACGCTTACATATCAACGAGGAAGCAGAGTTATTAATCTGCTAACTGAACATGAATACGAACTACTTAAACAACTGATATTATGAAAGATAAGATTAAGAAAGTATTGATTGAACGCAGTATTATGGAGCTACCTCTTAGTTTAAGTGGTGGATATGCTAATGGTTATGTAGGTATGCCTCCTGAACATCCTTGGTTCGGTAAGTATTATACTAATCTTGACGTTTCCATTCACGGTGGGCTTACTTATTCCAACCCGTATTTACCTAATAATATATATGATACAACATTGTGGTGGATAGGATTTGATACTAGTCACTACGGCGATACTATAATTACCTGTAATAGAACTTACTGTGAAAATGAATTGAAATCCTTATATAATCAAGTAGTGGCTGCAATTCCTGGCATATACTGTATTTACGTTGATACTATCTGTCCTAAATTATGAGATTATTCATACCTTTAATCCTGGTAGTCTCCCTGCTCAGCTATTGGTTCTGGTCCACCTATATCAGAAGTGAAAGTAAAAGACGTAGGGATATTAATTCTGACATTGAAAATAAACGCTTTGATGACTTATGAAACTAACAAAAAGAGCTGATAGATGGTATGACGAAAACGATAATAGTTGGTCTACAGAAGAATCAGCTACTACATATTCACCTACCTTAACTAATTGTTATAATTGTAGAGATTGTAATGCTTGTAGTGGTTGTAGTGGTTGTAATGGTTGTAGAGATTGTTATAATTGTAGTAATTGTATTGATTGTAGAGATTGTATTGATTGTAGTTATTGTGATGATTGTAGTGATTGTATTGCGTGTATTAATTGTATTACTTGTAGTGAGTGTAGTAGTTGCAGTAATTGTACTAATTTAATAGATTGTGAACCATCGCCCAGACCTAAAATAATTCAAAATGATACTAGACCAGAACTGAATATTAATGATAGAAGGCTAGAACTTGAACTATAAAATATGACCTCTTATTTCTTCTAATAAGGCTCTCTTAGGTCATTCTTTTAGAAGGAAATATCTCATGTGTTTCCTTTTTTTAGCTAATAGTAATTGACAATAATCCGTATACCTCTAAACTCTTTATTTATCTAAATGTATTCACGTAGTCAGATCATCTCTAAATTAGTCTATAGTATTGACCAACTATCAGCTCAGAACTTGGTTGGAGATATACTGGTTACGGCTAAAAGGTCTGATCAGTATGACGGTGAATTTCCTAACAAGTTAAATAAGCTGAATGCCTGCTTAAAGAAGTTGTTTAGTAAAGGAGTCTCTATCGTAACCAGGTCTGATTCTGGTAAACTACATGCTCATATAGGTGTGGAGATGCCTGGTCCTGTCACTAACTTTGACTGGGTAGCTTTTGAACAGAGTGAAAGATACTACAATCTATATAAGCATTTTAAAGATAAGGATAGCTTGAAATTCTACAACTATTATACCAAGAAGTATAGAAATAGCCTCCCTACTACCTGGCAAGTTATTAATAGTAAACTAATGAGTATAGGTAAAAAGCTGGGTTTAGGTCGAATATTCCTAACCCCTATTAGAAAGAATCTAACTGCATATAAATGGTATTTAGTATCTAATGTTCCTTATAAAAGAGAAAAGAGAGATAAATACATTAGATTCTTCTTTAGTTGGGGTATGGCGGTAGTAGATAAATGTCAGATATTAAATAAGTATACTAAAGCATACCGTAATAAGCTCAAGTCATTTGCTGAAGGCTTGCAATTAACTAGTGAATCCTATAATATGGTTTTAAGAGATGTACTAGGTAATTCCTGGCATTATCGTGTTAATGAATTGATCAAACATATAGATTCTTTAGACTCTTTAGAATTAATCAAATATAATGAATTAAAGTCAACTGTAGCCCTGCATTTACTTCGTTCTCAATGAATAAAACATCCTTCTATAAAGGTTTACTAGCTGAGTTAACCAAACTAACCAAACTATCTGAACTAGCTAAAGAACCATCTAAAAAACATTGGTATCAGAATCCTTATGTATTAGGAGGATTAGGTATTGGTGCTGGCGCTCTAGGTACTTATGGATTGAATAGATATTTTGATAATCCTGCAACAAGCCCAACCCAATCAATTACTACCTCTACTCCTACCACTCCTACCACTCCTGCCCCTACCTCATTTAACTCTTTGAATAATGGAATAGCTACTGGAGTTGGAGCAGGTTTAGGTGGTTTGGCTGTAAAGAAATGGGGCCTTAATGGAGTATCTGGTGGAGTTGATGCTCTTAGTGGAATTAATAATATATATGATAGTGTTTCAAATCCTGATAACTTAAGTCCTGGTTTAAGAGCAGTTCAAGGTGTAGGTGGTGCATCTCAAGCAGTATTAGGTGGTTTAGGTTTGGCTGGTAAATCTGTTCCTATGGGTGGATTTGGTAGTCTAGGTAGATCAGTATCTATGAGACCAATAACCAACCTTGCCTCCAAACTACTACCATCAGCTCTTAGAAGTACTGCCCCAGCTATACAAAGCTTCTTACCAGGTTTTGCTGCACCTCGAGCCATGACTGCTGCTGCTGGTAGTGTAGCTGCTGTACCGTTATCTGGTGGGGCTGCAGTTCAAGCTTTATTAAATGAAGGAGGAGATAAAGCTCAACAACATTCAGATTTGCTAGGTAGTGTAGCAGATAGTCTAGTAGGTACTAAGAATAACCCTGGTATAAGACAGGAACTAAGGTCTGGCGATCCGGCCTTAATCAATGATGCTAAACAAAGATTAAATAGTTTCTTTAGTTCTGGATCAAATAATCTAGTGACAAGTCCTGGTACATTAGCTAATATAGGTTATAACCCTACTCCTTGGTCTAATAAAGGAAATACTGAGAATTTTCAGACTATTGCACATTTACTAGAACAAGTACGTAGAGAGGCAGAGTTAACCAAATAATTATGAGTAACTTATATAATGAATTTGTAAGCGGTTTCTTAAAGCTGGCTGAAGAAGAGAAGTGTGACGTAGATTTCCTCAAAGGCTATATTAAGCAAGCTGATGAAATAGTAGATATTTGGACGCAAGCCTTTGACGTACTAGCTAAAGAATCTGGTGACCCTCAATACAAGGTTAAGCTAGCTAATGAGATTATTAGATTTACTCAACTACTACCTCAAATACATAAACAAGCAGATTTACAAGATACTGAGAAAGGTTATGAAAACTTCCTAGGCGGACTTAATAATGGAGGATTAAGCCAGGGTCAAAATTGGCTGGAGCATCAATCCTGGATGCCTCAATTTATACAGCAAGCATTACATAACAATCCAAACCTATTATCTAGTCTACTCTCTGGTAGTATGGGTGGTGGTTTAGGAGGACTATTAATTGGTGCATTGCTAGGTCATCCAATGTCTGGTCTGATGCTGGGTGGTTTAGGTGGTGCAGCTTCAGGAGCATTCTTAGGTAATCAAGGTATTAGAGATATGTTTAATTCTGGAGATGGAGTTCCCAAACCTACTCCTCCTCCTCAAGAACTTCCAGACAGGGCTCCTAGTAGTCTGAATCATGGTCCTGACGATCTACCTACTAGTGCTCCTAGTAATCAGAGTCATGGTGTTATAGAACCAACTCCTACCTCAGCTCCTACTAATAGTATTCCTAATGTTAAACCTATTAGTCCTGTTAATAATGCAACAAATACAGTACCACATAAATAATCATATGTTTCTATATCTTACACAAATCCTTAAAGAAGCTAATGAGTTTGGTTTCGCTAATCAACCAAATACAAGTTTTAGTAATACAAATCCAGCTCCACAATCAGCTTCATTACCTCCTCCTAATCCTGCCCCACGACCTAGTCCTGTTCCTAGTATTGGCGGTATGACACCTAATATACAGACAAACAGCCCAGGGTTTACCAGAACTATATGAAACTAGATATTAATGATTTTAGTGAAGGTGTTAAAGATATCCTGGCACTATATAAACAAGGTAACAATATCTTTGAAATGAAGAGTGGTGATTTATTCCCTCACAACACTTCTCAATCTACCTGGCAGTTCGCCAAGGATAATGGTAATATACATTTCTCTGATGGTACTCATACTTATAGTTTTAAAGGTGATCTAAGTGAGTATGATACAGAATTGGAGAAGATGCCAGAAGCACCACTACCTAATGTATTTTCCAATGCTAAGATTAAGGGTAGGGCTCAGGTACATAGATCAGATCCAGGTAGTATATATTTTACTTTGCAAGAAGGACGAAATAATCCAACCTATACTTTAAAACATCAGGGAGATAGTAAATGGAAAGCTATTCCTAAACCTAGAAAAGTCAAAGCCCAACTAAAAGAAACAGTTACTCCTCTTAATGTAAACTTGGAAAAAGTAAAAGAAGGTATGTTAAAAGAGTTGGAGGAATTCATTAAAGAAGGTGATGGACCAAGTTTTTTTGATAATGCCAATCATGTAATAGGTAGAGGAGTGCAAGGATTGGCTAATGGAATTACTAAACTTCCTCTATTACCTGGTAGAATTGGTGGAGAAGTACCAGTACAACAATCAGATAACGGTCCAATATCTACTGAGGGTGCAGGAACTATAGCCGGTAATGCCTTGCTAGCTAGTGGGATAGGTGCTGGTAGTGGTTTATTATATCATTTAGCTAAACGTAATCTGTTAAATACGACTCAAGAAAATGCTGAAGAAGATGCAGAAGGTGGAAAACTTGGTAAAAGAGTGATGTTACCAGCTCTAGGTATGGCTGGTTTAAATATAGCTGGTAGACAGATGCTACCTAACGCTATTAATGATCCTAAATTAAACATATTTCCTTAATTAAATGGATATTGATACTATAATGAATCTGGTTAATAATGATAATAACCTGAGTAGTGAGCAGAAACAGGAATTGAATCAAGCAGAGAATAAACAGAAACTTGAAAAGTTATTATCTAGTGTAGCTGGTTCCGCTATAGGATTGGTAGTTGCTAAATTTAATGATTTAAGCAAGACTACCCAAGTATTGTTAACACTATTAGGTTTTGGTCTGGGTAGTGTGATTTATGATTATTATCATCGTAGTAAGTTTGCTAATTACGATGACAAGACTAGAACTTATAAGATTGATACTGATAAATATTAATATATGAATAAAGCTGAATTGATAAAAGAAGCAATCTCTGCTGAATTAGCTAAAGAAGGTAAGACATTGTTAGACTTGGAGAGAGCCTTGAGTAAAGAGGCTGGTGGAGGTGGCTTGTTCTTTTCACCAGAATCGTTCACTAATGTAGGTAAAGGTCTATTAAATCTTTACGGAGCCTCAGCATTAGCGGTAGGTGCATTAGGAGGTACTGGTGCTTATATGGGGTTGCAGGCTAATGAGGATAGTACTAATCAACAATTAAAGAAAATCAGGGAAAAACAACAATACGAAGAAGCTACCAGATCTTTAATAGAACATATTAAAAACCCTTCAACTCTATAATTATGCCTAAGAAAAATATTGAGATTAAGAATCGTGAAGACTTCATGCTGCAAGGAACATTGAGTGAGGTACCTTGGGAACCAAAGTCTGAAGAACAGATTCAGAAAGATTTATTTAAAAGTAGTGACCCGGATAAGATACTTGATGCTTTTGAAACTCAACTAGGTATAAAATCAAATAATGTACCTATTCCTAATGAGATCTATAAGTGTATATTTTTAAAACCATGTAGTGATGATGAACATGCTCAATTATTACAAGATTTATATAATAACTCTAGAAGATATAGAGTTTTGAATCGGTCTGATAATTGGACCCATAAAGGAGATTTGGTAATGTTTGTTGAATATGTTGAAAACCTGGATGTTAAAGCAGAGTTGGAGAAAGAGAAGGAAAACAATATATGAATGAAATTTTAAAGAAAGCTTCAGGCTATACTCCCCCAGAATTGATGTTGTTATCTGCTTTGGGTGGCGGAAGTGTATTTGCCGGACTAAGGTTGCTCACAGATATGGGGAGTAAATTAAATCCACCTAAAGTAGAGCAAAATAAAATCAAGCTACAATTACCGGAAAATAATGGAATTGCTTCAGTAACTCCTGGGGAAGCTGGTCCATTACAAGGTTTCGGTAAATCAGCAGAACCAATGCAGCCTGATTGGTATGTTTCTCCTCTCTCAGCCTTAGTAGGTTTGCCTATAGGATTCTTAGGAACTAAAGCGCTTTATGACAAATATCAGGAGAATCAAGGAAATGCTCAGATAGCCGAAGCTAAAAAGAATTATACTAAGCAGTTAATGCTAGCTCAACAAATGAATAAAATGAGTGAAGAAACACCATTAGTAGATGCATTCTGTAAAGCTGCTGCAGAAGAATTGGATAAAGAAGCTGCTTCTTTACTTAGTTTGACAAAAGGTCTGATAAATAAAGTACCAGGTCTTAATGCTGTAAAAGGTTTCACTAATCAACATAAATGGGTTACCCCTATCGCAGGTTTAGGTGCATTAGGTGTGGCTGATAATTATGTAGAACCAACTACTAAATCTTTAACAGAAAATGCACCAAATGCTATGGGATTTGCTCCCTCAGCAGTACCTGGTATTGATAGTAGTACTATTATGAAGAATCTCCCTACTGATGATGCTAGCTTGTTAAGTGCTGAAGATAGTTTATCTAATAAAGCTTCTAAAGGTGGTAATGCATTTGTAAACAAGCTTACTGGTAATTATTGGGGACAGACTAAAGATACTTGGAAGGCATTAGCTGGTTTAGGTACAGCTGGTACATTCGGTATACTATTAAATAATCATCTAAAGAAAAAAGAGAAGGAAGAAAAAGCTCAATATCCTGTAGGTGTTGAATATGCAAAATAATGCTTTTTATAGAGGAGTACTTAGTGAGATAAATAAGTTTGCTCAAGTAACTCCTCCTACACCTCAAATAACACCTTCAGCTCCTAGTCCAGTTATCTCAGGTATTAAGGCACCTCTTCTCTCTCAAACTCAGCATACAATAAATGATTTTGAAAGTGTTTATCCTAAAGTAGAATCAGCTTTGCCTAATATAGAGAAATCTATTAGTAGTATACCAGATAATCAATTAGCTTCCACTACTCCTGAGCAATTTAAAAATACAGTCACTCCTTCATTTTCACAGATACTAGCACATCCTATAAATAGTGCTTCATTAGCTGATAATCAAGGTAAACTTAATGATGTATTTACTAGTTTTCAAAATTTACCTCCTGAACAGCAAGCAGTAGCAATAAATACTATAGGTACTTATCATCCAGATTTAGCCAAATTCTTAAGTAGTCAGATAGAGAGAGGAGCTAAATCCAGTTTTAGTAATGCTTCCTGGTCTGATTTAGGTAGTGCTGCTAAACAAGGCCTAACTGGAGATCATAAAACATTATCTAGTGTGATGATGCAAGATCCTAAAATAAAGTCTCTAGTCACTAATTCTATGTTAGGGAGGGCTGGAGAACTTAGTGGTCAGTGGTTAAAGAATAATTGGCAGACTCTGGCTAGTGTGATAGGTGGAACAGCTTTGATAGGTTTGGTGTATAGTATTATGAAAAATACCGCAGCCACAGCCCAAGCTACCCAACAAACTCAACAAAATAGTTTACAACCTAGGCTGAATGCTCCACAATCATTATAATTGTGAACAATCATATAGATCCATTATATAGTTTGCCTATTCCAAAGAATGTGCGTGGTTTTTTCGATCCAGAGAAGACTAGGGAATGGTTACATACTAAAGCCTTGGATTCTTTTCAGAAGAAGCTTAATACAATTGAAAGTCCAGCCTACAAACTAAAAGTAACAGACTTATCTTATAATGCTCCTGAACATTCTCCAACTTATAAAGAACAAAATAAGGCTATAATGGAGAAAAGAGATTTGTCCACTCCATTACGAGGTACTTTTCAGATGATAGATAAGAAAACTGGTAATGTATTAGATACCAAAACTACAACTATCGCTCATATCCCCTGGCTTACTGAAAGGAATACAGTAATCTTACATGGTGCGGAATACTCAGTTGCACATCAACAACGTTTACTACCAGGTGTCTATACTCGTACTAAGGAATCTGGAGAAGCTGAAGCCCACATCAATGTCTTACCTGGAACTGGAGTAGGTGGCAAAGTAATTTTTTACCCTGACCGTGCATTATTCGTTTATCAAGTTGGAACTACTCAAATTAAGCTATATGGATTACTTAAAGAAATGGGCGTATCTGATAGTGAGATGGAGAAAGTTTGGGGTTCTGAAATATTCAATAAAAATAAATCTCAATATACTGGACTAGAATTTGATAAATTGTATAATAAAGTCATAGGTAATGAAGAAGAATAACTACTCAAATATATGTCGAACGAAACACAATTAGAACAGCAATTGAATGCTGAATGGAGAAAAACTATTAAAGATAATCTTGAAGAACTCAGGACTGGTCAAAAACAATTAGCTAAGGATATTACTGATATTAAGCTAAGTTGTGCTCAAGCAGATGAAGTAAAAAGTCTGAGAGAAAAGGTCGAAAAACTTGAATTATCTAAAGCTAAAACTACTGGAGTATTGGTAGCCGTAAATGTGATATTAATTTTTGCGGGCTGGTGTATTCAGACTTTACTGCTTGTACATCATAGTTAAGCAGGCCTTCTTCTTTCATTTCTTGGTAAGTTGAATTGTAGATATTTCTCATACTTTCTAGTCAGTCCAATTCTGTCTTCTAGAAAGCCTTGATAAATATAGTTACCGAATTTATAACCACCACAAATGCTAGGTATAACTATTCTAGAACCCTTATGTCCAGTTTTTTTATTAATCTCCCTCCCTATTCTATAATGAATCTCCATAGGTAATACTAATTTCTCAAAAGCAGACCAATCTTGAGTGTAGGGACCACAAATACTATAAGAACAATGACCATCTCTGGATATACAAAAACAACCATCCCCATCACTGTAACCCCTCCACCAGTAATGAGTTAGGTTTTCAGGTATAATGCTTAATATTGTAGGAGCTTGATCTTTACTTCTATAATTGTAACTAATTAATTTAGTTGCTAATTCTACACTACCTTTTTGAAAACTCATTTGTAATTGCCCTGGTGGATTTGTTTTTTGTATATTTCTACGTATATTCCAATTCCAGGCTTTCATAAGTGTTGGTTCAATAATTACTGCATCAACTTGTTTTATAGCTATTTTAATTTTATTTTCTTTAGATATAGACCCGTCGGCCCAGATAAATCCTAACGTATATGCTGTCTCTGCTGTTATATTAGTTAAATCCATATAATGACAGTACACATTAGCTACCACGCTGTCAATATTATAGCGCATATATCTGTTGACTAAACTTATAATAATAGTTAATATAGAAATATACGAATAAACAATTATGTTTATTTTAACTAATTATACAATCTATGTCAGACGCCTCTAGTATTAGAAGGACATCAGCAGTTTTAGCTCCAACTTCTGGTAATGCTAACCCTAAGCCTGGTACATTGCCTGGAGTTTTGACTCCTGGTTCACAACAAAATAACCCTGGTGGTACTGGCTTTGCTGGTGCTCAAGCCACAGCAGCTGGATTTTTTGCTGGTGGTATCAGATTTTGTTTAAATCCATCTGGGTATTATTTCACTTATACTGATACAAGTGGTATTAGTAGACTCCGTGAAACTGGTCAGGCTTACATTAATACAGGCACGCAGTGGACTCCAGTTGGTAACAATCCACTAGATATCAATGTCCCCCTCGCCGCTAATGCTATTGATCAATATGTTTATGTAGCTGACCGTCCTTATAACGTATTGAGTGGTTCATTTGTATATACTACTCCTGGTGGCTCTTCTTGTGCACTTCAGTTAGGTGTATGTCCTTTCTCTCAAGGTATATTAGCTGGTGCTGGTACTATTACTACTACTAACTCTTCTGCTACTGTTAATGGTGTTAGTACTACATTTACTTCTGCACTAATTGGTTCCGCAATTTTCAGTCCTTCAGGTACTTATATTGGTACAGTCTCAGCTGTAGGTAGCACAACCTCTCTTACATTGGCTGTGGCTGCTTCTAATGCATGGGGTGGTGGTACTCAGGTATTGACTGGTTCTGCCTGGAATTACGGCCCTTATCTTACTGGTACTGGTAACCTTACTGCGTCTACTGCAACTTCTGCTGTGACTGTTACTGCTGCTGGTTTTGCTAGTTCTGTTACAGTTGGTAGTAACTTGTATGATCAATATGGTAGAACTCTTGGTGTGATTGCTTCCGTTAATAGTACTACATCTCTTACTCTAACCGCCAATGCTGCTTTTAATGCAGCTGCTACAACTTGGTCATATAGCACCTTGTTTATTGGTGTGCCAGCTTATGGTACTAATGTGTTTACTGCTACCATCCCACTCACTGCAAGTCCGGGTATTGTACAAATTGGTACTTTGAATGCCACTATTGCTAATACTCAAATAACTACTGGACAGGCTTTGGCCCTTAGATTTACTGGTACTGTCACAGGTTTGGCTGGGTTGACTGGTACTGTTATCTTGCAACCTCAGTAAGCTATTTAATCTTATCACAAAGCAACCTATTTACTTAGGTTGCTTTTTTATTTGACAACTTTCCTCTATTTTGAAATGATACTAAACATGAATGAACAAGCTACGTTAGACACACCAGTGATACCTAATTTTAAGATGTCGACTGAGCAGATAGTTAAGTTATTGCAGGGTTATTTGGCACAAGCAGATACTAGTTTAACTAGTTTACAATCTAATATAGATGATGCTACAAATAAATTGAATGAATGGAAGAGAATGCAGTTGATTATAGTAGGACAGAAACAATTGATACAAGATATACTAAGTAAGACGGTAGACACACCTAAAGAAGAGACTAAATAAATTATGGCTATAACGCTAAATGACACCAAGACTAGAATATACAACCTTTATATAGAACAGTTGGAAGCAGAGGAAGAAAAGAAAGCTACTAGTAAGATGCATTCAGAAAATATTAAACGGATTAAATCTGAAATTAAGGATATTCTGAATGAAGAAGCAGAAGTTGTAAAGAATGCTCAAAAGAGTATTGACGATTAAATAGATTGAAGTAATATGAGGCTAGGCTATTTAATGTAGTTTAGCCTCATTTTATTTATATGATTGATATTTTAATTTCATACCTATTATTAAGTGCAAGTATAGCCATGTTTTTAGTTATATGGTTTAATAATACTTTTGTTGAATATATGAATTTACTAAGATTGACTAAGTTCTTTTATATAGAAGAATACAATAATATTACTGTAGATGACCCTAGTTTGTCTTATCTAGAATATTTAGCTGCTAATCGGTCTAACTTCCTTGTAAAAATTATTAGTTGTCCCAAATGTATAGTAGTCTGGTTATCTATACTATTACATATTCCTATTATCGTATTTATAGATTTTCCTTTAATATTTATTCCTGTAAGTATATTTATAGCAGCTTACTTTAGTTTGCTAATGTACTATATTTTGGTTAAACTAATGAATAAATGAGTAATAGTTTCATAGATAGCTTGATTGAGGTAACTAATTCTACTAATCATCAAGCACAGTATATACCACAACCGTCTAGTAGTATTCCTAGTTCTGGATGTACTTTACCAGCATTGCTCACACCTCCTACTATCGGAGCAGTCACACCACCATCTAATGTAAAAGCTTGTGTACCTTTATTCGTACAATTTCCATTAGTACCAGAACCCTTTCCATTACCTGAGAATTGCCCTTCAGGTATTTCATTTACTCCTAATACTCAAGCTATAGGGATATTAAATACTTCTGGAATGATTCCTTATACTTCTATTACTGTAGGTATAACTCCAGGAGTTGATGTTTGTCATTTTAATTTAGACATCCCACCTACACTAATTATACCTTGCTATCCTACTGGTCCTTTATTTAGTGGAGTTTTACAGTTTAAGATGGTTGGTGATGGTTCTCCAATTGCAGATGATTTTTCATTAAGCACTACTAGAATTAGTGGAGATATAACCCAGCCTTGTACCTGGAATATTGATACTATAATAAATCTACCAACCCCTAATTGCGCAGCTGGTATTTCATTTCAGAGCAATGTAACGGTAAATCTAAATAATAGTACAGCTCTACCACCAGTAATAACATATTTATATTCAAGGGTTTATTCTATAGGACAGAGCATAATTGATACTAATGGAAATCTACAAACAGTCACTGCTATTACTGGTGATGGTACATCCGGTGTAACTGCTCCTACCTGGGCTATATCTGGTACTACTGTAGATCATAATGTTACCTGGACCATGTCTCAAGCATCAATAAGTAACTATGCTTATGTTGATGTTTTAAGTCAGTATGATTATTATAGATTAATACATGGAATTCCCCCTACTACCAAAGATTGCGGTTCAGTATTGTTAGGTAATCTTGAATTAGGTATTGTTTGTCCATCAGGTTTAAGTGTAGGAGGTAGTGGGACAGCTACCTTTTTATTCCCTGGTGATATAGGTTATAGTGCTCCAGTAGGTGATCCAACTATTGCGTTATCTATTAGTTCTTGTAATTTAAATTTTGGTATTACTAATATAAGTTTCCCGGCTTTAAAATGTGCTTCAGGTTATACAGCAAACGCAGTTTCAGTAACTAGTGTAAAGGATGTATTAGGAAATACAGTTAGTCAGACTGGTGGAGGAAATACACCTTTTCAAATAACCCCCTCAGCTTGTTTAGGATTATCAAATCTAGGTAATCTAATAGTTCCTGGTTGTGCTCCTGGTAATTTTGTTAATTGGTATTTAAATTCTTCTACTTCAGGTGGAACTACTACATTATCTATTTCTAGTGGTTCTCCTACTACTAGCAGCTATTTAACTGTAACTCCTACTACTTGTGGTATAACTCCTTCTGGTTCATTTTCATTTAGCAGTGCTTCAAGTTTAGGAATAACTGATGGTACTACAAGTTTAAGTAATGTATCTAATATTACTTTTAATGGAATGACAGTTGGAGGTACTAGTGGGGCAGCTACCGTAACTGGAACTAAGTTAACTGATGGCACTACTACATTAAATGGGGCACAGATGCTTACTTTTGTAGGTGGTACTTTAAGTGGTACTACTTCCAGTGCTACAATTACAATAAGTCCAGCTGGTTCCGGGCTTAATTATCGAGGAGTTTGGAGTGCATTATCTACTTATAATCTTAATGATGTTGCAGTATTAGGGGCAGGTACTTCGTCTGGTATGTATATATGTTTAATAAATTCTAATACTAATAGTCCTGATACTGGTACTGGCTGGTTTCAAGCCTGTTCTTATGCTACCTGGTTATAAATTATGTCTGTAGCTCCTGGTAATAACTTTAAATTAACTGATTTACAAGCATTAGCAACTCAAGCTAATGCAGTCTCATCTACTAGTTTTGACTTGAGTACATTTTATTATGTGTATCCAATGTTTTATGACTTAAGTAGTAATCCATATGGTTATCGTATTTGTGGTGCTTTTGCTTTAACTGCTAGAGGAAGTGGTTATGCTGTTGGAGATATAGTAGTTTCCCCAGGCTATACTACATATTTTGAAGTTGGTTCAGTAGATATTACTGGAGCTATTATAGGATTGGTAACTTATACTAATTCTGCCTTTTCTCCTTCCGGTGATCTGACTACCACACCTCCATTCCCTTCATATACAGACCCTACTCCTGGCGCACTTAATACAGTAACTGGTTCTGGTACTGGAGCTACTATTACTTTTACTGTTAGTCAAGTAGGCCCTTCTCAAAATTATTCATTTCCAGACTATAATCCTGGTAATGGTTATTTTACCGATTTTTATCTTTGTTTTGGAGGTACTGGTTATACTGCTGGCGATAATTTAACTTTGCCTGGAGCTAAGATAGTTGGTGGCAGTCCAGTTCCAGTACATGTTGTAAGTGTTGATGGTAGTGGCAAGATATTAACATTCACATTACCTAATACTACTTATATAGGATTTCTTCAATACTTATCTAATACTCCACAATATTTAGCTGCTAGTGGTGGAACCGGTAGTGGGGCAACTTTTGGTGGTTTGTTTATAGTTCCTCAAAGACCTACTTGGCTAGCTGAACTAAATAGACTTCGTAGTGCTATTTGGGGGTTGAAGGATTTGGATGATTCTTTTACATTTATGAATGTTACTTCACCTTCATTATTGTGTGTTTCTGGACCCTGGCCTGTAGGTGGACCAAATGATAATTATGCAAGTACCTGGTTTTATTTTGAAGATACTGGTGGTGGAGCAACAGTTACAATTAGTAGTAATTTCCCTGGTAGTGGTGCACCTTTTTCTGCAGGTTTAAGAACTAATGCCGTTTGCAGTATGCTTTTGTCAACGTTTCCACCATCACCATACTATTATCCAGTAACAACAAAGCAACGACAAGCCTTTGTGGTTGGTGGTGTTGATTCTCTCTTTGTTAGTGGGACCTTCCATATAACTGCGGAGTATGTGCGTGGAGGGACTGCTGTGATAACATACCCTGGACCAACCACAACCATTACACCCGATACAGTTGACCCTAATACGCTTTGGTCTGTAAATCTATCTCCTAGTGGTGGTTATAATGCATTTCCTGGTTCAGTTTCTTATTCTACATTGGTGGCTGATACAGGATTTTGTAGTATTGGGATTGTCGAAATTTCAATAGCGGTGAGCGCGACTCTAGCACCGGGGCGGTATGAACTTGAGGTGGACATACCACAATTACCGGATGACACATCAGTTCCTATAACCGGTACACAGACCACATATACACGCCTTTTCCCAAATGGCACTAACCCACTAGATGATGGCAGCGGCGGCAATGGAAAATTATTTGGCCCTGTCACAGCCAGTATTAGTTATAGTACAGCAGTTACAGCTTATGGAATTGATAATGCATGGCCAATTAAAAAGATAAACTTACCTGGTGATGGACTTTCTCACGGCCCAGGATTATTATTTGTGCAGGATATACCTAATAATAATTGGAATTCTGGAGCTGGCCCTACATTTCCTGCTATTACATATGATCCGGAAAAAATATTTGGTAATGGTTGGAGTATTGGTACTAGTAAGGCTGGATTTTGGTCTTCAATGTCACCTGCTATTAGTAGTTTAGCTATTCCTAGTTTAACTTCAATGCCTTGGAATTTAACTAGAACTAAATATGCAGTAGCCGGTAATGCTACAGTAAATCCAATGCTACAAGGTGATTTGGCTCCTAACGGTTCAGGTATGTTTGGTGCTTATGCTCAAGTATCTAACTCATATAATCAACTCAGTCCAGTAGAAAGTCAATCCGAGCCTCCTAGTTGGGCTGCTTCTATATATTTTACGTCTGGATTTACAATTATAGATTCTAACGGTAATTATCAAACAGTATTTACAGGTGGTATATCTGGCGGTTCACATCCAGTTTGGTCTGGGGCATTTGGTGGATCTACTACTGATAATGGAGTGGTATGGCATTGTTCTAAAGTATTTACTGCACCGGCTACTACTTGGATAGCTAGTACAGTATTTCAATCAGGACAAACTATAATAGATTCTAACGGTAATATTGAAACTGCTCAAAATACCGGTACTAGTAATTCATCAGCACCTGCCTGGCCTGGAACTTTAGGAGGTACAGTAACTGATAATACTATAACCTGGAAATTTACTTCTCGTTATCAAGCTTTCCAACCAGGCCAACATAGAATCCCACCACTTCCTAGATACCCTGTTTATTGGTATAGTGAGACAATTCCTAGAATGATGCCCCCTACACTTACTAGCGGTAATACTATTTGGGGAGCTTATGATCAGTGGCAATATAATACTTATAATTCTCCTAGCTTTGATCAAGGTTGGCATCAAGTAGGTCCTACTGATACACCAGCTAAAGGAAAAGCTTATGGTTGGTGGATATATAGTGTATCTATTAATAGAATAGCTAGTACTGCTGGAACCGTAGCTGTAACTTTAGGATGTATTAGAAGTAGTGTATTTAGTCCATTTGCAACTTATAATACTGGTACAACTAATCAAGTTCTTTGGCCCATATTTACAAGTGATGCCTTAGTATATCAATGTAGTGAAAGAGTTGATGTTCAAGCATTAGCTATTGCTTCTACTAATAGTGTATCTCAAGGTCAAGTAGTACAATCTCCTATATGTGCAGCATTTGTTACCGATACTTCAGCTTTAATATCGCTAATAACTTAATTGAATTGACTGGTATATCAAGTTTGTGTTAGAGTTGGAATTATGGAAACATCTAATGCGATTGATTATAATTCTTGTACTGTTTTAAGAGGAGCCCAACACACTGAAACTTGTGAAGCTCATGGTGTTTATACTGCTAGATGTATAGACTCTAATAATAATTTAATTTGGGAAGATACTATAGATAATGTAGTTAATACTGAAGGTAAAAACCTGGCTTTTAATACATTTTTAAACGGCTCTGCTTATACTGTTACTGGGCCTTATATGGGTTTAATTAGTTCAGTATCTTATTCTACCGTAGCTGCTGGTGATACAGCTGCTCAAATTAATGGTACTAATGGTTGGAAGGAAGCAGGTTCCAGCACTAATTATCCATTATACACTACTCCTAGAAAAACTTGTGCCTGGTCTGCTGCTTCTGCTGGTTCGATTTCACTTTCCGCAGCTCTAAGTTTTCCTATTATCACTACTGGTGGTACAGTTAAAGGATGTTTTATTATCTTTGGCTCTGGTGCTTCGTCCACTATTGCTAATACTTCAGGTACTCTTTGGTCTGCTGGTCTATTCTCAGGTGGTGATAAGATTGTTAACCCTGGTGATACAATTCAAGTATCATATAGTACTAGCATGTAATATATGGCTTTTGATGCCCATTCAAATCTAGCAATATCACAAGTAGCCACTGCTCCATCACCACCTACTTCTGGTACTTCACTAACTGTAACTACTGGTCAGGGTGCATTATTTCCTACTCCCCCATTTAATTGCACTGTCTGGCCTTCAGGTGTTATACCTACTACAGTTAATGCTGAGATTATTAGGGTTACTGCAGTTGCCACTGATACATTTACTATAACTAGAGCACAAGAAGGAACATCTGCTGTATCTATTGCTGTAGGATACCAAATAGCCAATACTGTTACTAAAAAGGTAGTTACAGATATTGAAAATGCAATTCCTACTACGTTACCTCCTAATGGTTCTGCTAGCGGTGATTTATCAGGTAGTTATCCAGGTCCTACAGTAGCAAAGATTAACGGCACTTCTTTAGCAGGATTAGCTACAGGGTTATTAAAGAATACTACTGGTACTGGTGTTCCTAGTATTGCAGCGTCTGGTGATTTGCCTGGTGGGCCATATTTAGGTGCTACTGCCTCTGCTTCTGGTGATTTATCAGGTAGTTATCCAGGTCCTACAGTAGCAAAGATTAACGGTACTTCATTAGCAGGTCTTGCTACCGGTATACTTAAAAACACTACTGGTACTGGTGTTCCTAGTATTGCAGCGTCTGGTGATTTGCCTGGTGGACCTTATCAAACGACAGCATCTTATGGTGTGTTAGGGTTTTCTTCAGTAGCTACAGCTGGAAGTACAACTACATTAAGTGGATCAGCTACTAATTATATAATTTTTACTGGTACATTAACTCAGATTTGTGTACTACCTAATGCCACTACACTTTCTAATGGGGCGTCATTCTTTATTGATAATAGTTCAACTGGAGCTGTTACTGTAAATATGAATGGTGGAACTACTTTATGGATTGTAGGAGCTGGAGCATTTTTAGAGTTAGTATTAACTAGTAATGGAACTTCAGCTGGTACCTGGAATACTCAATATTTTGGTAGTACGGTATCAACAGGAAAAGTCATTAACTTAGCTGATAATTTAACATCAGTAGCCAATACTCCAGGGGTATTTCAGAATGATGGAAGTGGTAATATATCTTACGGTCCACCACCACCTACTATAACCCAACTTGATCTTTGGGGACATTCCTGGCTTGATAATATAGTTTATATTACTGGCGCAAATCAAATTACTGATCCTGCTGAAATATTAAATAACGTACTTACAAATGCTTTGGGAATTTCTCAAGATAGAGTAAGAAATCATGCTAGGAGTGGTGCAAACCTTACGTCTCAAGGATGTTTAATGGGCGGTTATATGAGGTTTTTAACTGAAATAACTCGTACCAAAAAATATTCTCCATTTTATCGACAAGGTGGTTTATCTGTAATTATATATGGTATTAATGATTTAGGTAATAATACATCAGCTAATCAATCATTAATGCGCTCAGTATTTTCGCAAGCCTTAACCATGGCTATTAGTAGAATAAGAGCTTCAGCTATTTTTCCTTGTGGCACTGGGTTAGCTCAATGGGCTTTTGGTACTAATTATGCAGCCGGTCCAGTAGCTAACCTTGAGTGGATGTCTACTGTTGGAATGCAAGCAACAGTAGTAGATTCTGGTGGTACTTCTACAGCAACTTTCACCATTCCATTTGGCTATAAAGGAGAACCAATAGGATTTCTATTAGTTGGTACTTCCGGAGCAACTTCAGGTATTGTTACTTGGGGTGGAAATATTACTGGAACTAGTGGTATTATTGGAACTACTACCACTTTAAACTCTACTTCCATAGATGCTCATGGACCTGTATTCGTTAGATGGACTTCTGGTACTAATGGATTATCAGCTGCTAATGCTGGTCAGACTATTACTATCAAGGTAACTACTGCGAGTGGGACAGTACAATTAGATTCAGCCTGGATTGAATCTCTTAAACCAAATCCTGTAGTTGTAGCCAATGTATATCAATGTGATTGTAGAACTATTACTTACGCTTTAGGGGATGGGGTAACTTCTGGTGTTACTACTTCTTTTACTTCTGGTTCAGCCAATTTTAATTCAAGTACTGATGCTGGAAATTCAATAACTGAGACTGATGCTCAAGGTGCTTTTACTTCTGGTAAGACTATTTCATCTGTAACTAATGCAACCACCATAGTATTATCAGGAAATGCTACTGGTGCTTTTACATCCATTAAATATACTTTTGGGCGTATTTTAAACGGTTACGCTAATTATGCTACTAATACAGATTTTAGTGGGGCAACTCCAGCTAGTCATAGTGCAGCAGACACAGATTTACAAAATTTAAATAGCACAATTACTACAGTAGTTAATTCATTCGATTCAATGGTTCAATTAGCTGACGTAAATACAGCTATGGGGATTGGTGGAACTGGAACTCTGCCTACTAACGTCTATACAACATCTGCTGATGGTTATCATCCTAATGCGGTTGGAGCAGCTTTGGCAACTAATGCTATATTTGCTGCTATTAAGAAGCTAGTACCTGTTGCTGATGGTTTAGGGACTCTAGGTGTATTAGAGACACAGACTCCACAAGGTTATCCAGTCGCTCCTAAACGAAATATTATTCGTCCTGGTAGTAATGTTTATTTACCTGAATTTGGTGTTTGGGGTGCTACATATACTGCAGTTGCTGGTGATACGTTTGCTATTCCTTTCTGGGTATCAGAAGGTGGGGCTAATATTACTGCATTCCAAGTACAACAAACCAATGCTCCTGCTACAGCTGGATCTAACGTAAGATTTGGTATTTATGATGATACTATGTTTACAGGTTATCCTTGTAACCTTAGATATGAAGTTACATCAGGCGGTGCATTTGCGATGGGAACTACTGCAGCTATAAAGACTATTGGAACTAATACTTTTGGATGGCTACGATCAGGACTTTATTGGCAAGTATTTAAGATAGATTCCCTCGGTACAACTGCTAGTATAGTTAATACAATTGGAGGTCCTAGTCCGTATATGCCACAGTGGTTGGCCGCTGGTGGTACTGCTTCACCTATTGCTTGGAAAGTAACTAGTGTAGCTGCTGGTGCTTTACCTAATGAATTTAGTGCATTAGCTGCTGGTACTGCAGTTACTACAGCTCCAGCTGTAGGAATGACAATAACTGTAACATAATGAAATGTTTGGCTCTTCATACTTTGGAGAAGGTTATTTTGGTGGCGATCCTCCATTACCAGATAGGGTAATTGAGGCAGCTAGTGCAGTTGATTCAGTTAGTGGTATAGCAGTATATAATGTTTCCGTAACAGAAACAGCTTCAGCTTCAGATTCAGTTGATTTAGCAGGTACAGTTTCAGTAACTTTCGGTGGTTTTTATCTCGCTCAGAATCAATTTGCTGGTGGTACAGCAATTCCTACTTCTCAAACTTATCTAGTTAGTGTAAGTGAATCAGCTTCAGCTCTAGATAGCCCTTCTAGTATAGCTGTATATGGAGCAAGTGATAGTGAATCTGCATCTGCTACTGATACTCCTAGTTCTACTGCTATATATCCAGGTTCTACTACAGAATCAGGTAGTGCAGTAGATAGTCCTTCTGTTAATGCTATATTTGCTGCAAGTACTTCAGAAAGTGGTACAGCAACTGACAATCCTTCAGCTAATTCTACTCTTCAAGCTAGTACTAGTGAATCTAATAGTGCAGTAGATAGTCCTAGTTCAACAGCTACATTTGCAGGGTCCATAACTGAGTCTGCTTCAGCTCTAGATAGTCCAGCTGGCGGTTATTTAGTAACTATATCTGAATCTGCTTCAGCTACAGAGTCACCCTCAGCTAATGATTTATTAGCAGCAACAGTATCAGAAAGTGGTTCAGCTTCAGATAATCCTAGTGCTAATGCTTTATTTGCAGGAAGTGTAACTGAATCTGCTAGTGCTTCTGATAACCCTTCTGCTAATGCTATATTTGCAGGTTCAGTAAGTGAAGCTGCTAGTGCTTCTGATAGTCCTTCATCTACTGCTAAATACAGTGTAAGTATTAGTGAATCTGGTAGTGCAACAGATTCTCCTTCAGCTAATTCTACCCTACAAGCTAGTGTAACAGAATCAGCTTCAGCTCTAGATAGTATAGTTGGTGGTTATTTAGTAACTATAACAGAATCAGGAACAGCAACGGATAATCCTAGTTCTACTGCTATATATGCATGTTCTACTACAGAATCAGGTAGTGCAGTAGATAACCCTTCAGCCAATGATTTATTAGCAGCTTCTATCACAGAATCAGTTACCACAATTGATACTCCTAGTTCTACTGCTAATTATAGTGTAACTATATCAGAGTCAGTCTCAGCTAATGACAATCCTTCAGCCAATGATTTATTAGCAGCTTCTATTACGGAGTCAGGCAGTGCTTCTGATAGTCCTAGCTCAACTGCTACTTATCAAGTTAGTATAAATGAGTCAGGAACAGCCCTAGACAGCCCTACAGCTAATTCTACACTATTAGCTAGTATATCAGAGTCAGTCTCAGCTAATGATACTCCTACAGCTAATGATTTATTAACAAGTTCTATTACAGAGTCAGGTAGTGCAAGTGATTCTAGTTCAGCTTCAGTACTATTCAATACTTCTATTACTGAAACAGCTTCAGCCTTGGATAGTTTATCAGCTATTATAAGTTCTATAAATAGTGAGTCTGAAAGTGCCTCAGCTATAGATAATACTGATGCCACACTATTAACTCTAGCTAGTGTATTAGAATCTATTACCGCAATTGATACAGCTTCAACTAATGCCCCACCTATTATTTATAGTGTAAATGTATTAGAAGCAGCCTTGGCTTTAGACAGTAATATCAACAATAACCCATTTGTTGAAGGTGTGATTAATAAGAAATTTATAAGTAGATTTCCGGTTCGAAAATCTAAATTATTGGCGAATGTTTAAGAAGCCCTCTTCTTTCATTTAGTATTCAGGGATTAATACTTGTTTATCTAGAATTTCTTTGTGACTCATCCATTTAAGTTTTCCGTGCTTATCCTTCATAATCCTATATAAATTACAATCTGCTCCTTTAGCTACATTTTGATTTATATAATTAGTAACACCTATCTTCGTGTTTTCTGCAATATGAACGGGATCATAAAAGCCAAAACTAGAAGGACTTACATTTCTAGATTCATCTGGTATTGCTGACTCTGATACAATTCCTCCCTGCCCCATCTTAGTTACTTTATGACTATTATCAAAGTGTTCTAATGGATTAATACCTTCAACGTTATTAGCTAAAGGATTTCCTACAATAACCGACCTGACTTGCTGAGAGAAGAAACCAGGAGTAAGCCAGTTAAGATTCTTTTTCATTTGCATTTTATAAGCTGCTTTTTGTTGTATTTTACCTGCATCCTTATTTATATGGTCGGCTATAAAATCCTCTAGTCCCATAAATTTGGAGAATTTAAGGTTATCTCGATCATCACCTTCAACCTCACCTTTATTAATCTTAATTAATTTTGCTGAACTAGCTAATAAGACTTGGGGACTTATTTTATCCTCATCTACTCCAATATTATTCTTAACAATATCTTTATCTAGGGAGGTATGATTTAACCATTCCTTAAATTTAGTTAGTTTCTCGGTTCTAGTTAACATATTAATTCTGTACTTGTATAAGGTCAGCTACTAATTGATCCATATTAAACCCGGAAGGAGATAAACCAGTATTATTAATCCAATCCTGACTAATCAATGCATAAGCTTCCTCAGTCCTATTAGTCACCCAATCATAAGTAGCGGATTGTACAGCACCCCAAGTAATATATTCAAAAGTATTCTCTGAAAATGAAAATGATGGTATGGCATGTCCTCCAATTATATTCCCAGTAGTATATTGCCAGGTAGTTATGCCACTTTCCACAGCATTCATATCATCCTCAGTCAAATCAACCCCAGTATAAACCCCTCCAAATAACCAGATAGCTATTTTTAGATGAAGTATATTCTTAGGATTAACACTTACGAATGCCCCTATCTTATGATTAGCAATACCTGTAGTTTGCCAGTACTTCAATACCTCAAGTTCAACTGCTCCATTATCAGTAGCAGGATTATTAGGAGTATAGCCAGTAATTGCTTCATAGGCTCTTAATACATCATCATTAGTAGGTGTGATGAGTGTAGAACTATTTGCAGTCCAGTTCATAATATAGTGAGCGGCAGCAGCACAAGTACAAATTCCTAGACTATCATTGAGAAACATCTGATAAGGGTTATTACCTATTTTAGCCCACCAATTAATAGAAGTTGGTGGTATTAGTGTAGGAGCTAAATACTTTTCTAGTTTAAGCGCCCTCTTATCAAATACAGCCTTATTACGTCCTAATTTATAGTTCATAGTATTATTCTACTTTCTTGGAACTACTTAAACAATAAAATAAAGTTGACAACATTACCGTACATTTCTAAAGTAGTGTTATGCAATTAGAGATAAATTACGAACCAGAAGATGAGGAAGTCACTATTATAGTTGATAATGCTGACGTTCTTAAAGCTACATTAGGGGAAAAGAATTTACTAGTGCTTAATAAGAAGTTTAAAGATATAAAAGATGATAACGAGAAACTTTATACTGCACTTAGAAGTATTACCCTGTCTTTAATGGAGCTTACTGAGGTTTAATTAGATATAACAAATTTAACGGTAGGCAAGTAAAAAATTTGCCTAAATCTTCCTTGTCCCTATTCCTAAGGGGCATTTTTTATGATAACTTGATTATTCAATCAACAATAATAACTATATGACAAATGACGAATACTTACAGTTTACAAGAACAACTGCAATCTATCCTAAAGATAGAGAATTAGAATACCTGGGTTTGGGCTTAGCATCAGAAGCAGGCGAGGTGTGTGGAAAATTAAAGAAAGTGATTAGAGATGATAATGGAGTTTTAAGTGATGTAGTAAAGTTAAGGTTGACAGATGAATTAAGTGATGCAGCCTGGTATTTAACTAGACTGGCCGATACTTTAGGTCTTACATTAACTGAATTGTTAGAACATAACTATATGAAACTATCTTCTAGGAAAGAAAGAGGAACTATAGGTGGCTCTGGGGATTTGCGTTGATTATGAACTGGGATGAATATTTTATGAGGCGTGCATATTTAGCAGCCGAGATGAGCAAGGACCCGAGAACTAAAATAGGGGCAGTATTGGTTAGAGATGGTAAGTGGGATATTTCATCAGGTTTTAATGGATTCCCTGCTAAAGTTCAAGATTCACCAGAAAGATATAGTGATAGAAATACTAAGCTAAAAATGATAGTACATGCCGAGGCTAATTCTGTACTCCAATGTGCTAAACTAGGTTATTCTAGTTTAGGAACTACCTTATATACTCTTGGGATGCCTTGTAATGAGTGTATGAAAACAATAATTCAAGGAGGGATTACAAGTATAGTACTTCATAAACAATGGCCAGAGATGACTTATTCTGGAGATTGGGTTGAAGCTTTTAGAATATCTACAATTATGGCTAGAGAAGCAGAAATAAATATTAGTTACTTAGATAAAGTACTAGGGATTAAGGGGTTTTGTGATGGTAAAGAAATGAATGTATAAATTATGGATAATAAAGATAATATTAACTTTTTAGAAGAAATTGCTAACTTTACTTTCATGAGTAAATATGCAAGGTATAACTCAATAGCTGAAAGAAGAGAAACTTGGGATGAGTGTGTAGATAGAGTAGAAAGTATGCATCTTCAAAAGTTTAGGAAATTACCTAAAGAAGATTTGAATGAAATTAAACAAGCATTCAATTTAGTGAAAGAAAAAGGCCTCACACCATCAATGCGTTCTATGCAATTTGGTGGAAAAGCTATTCTTGCTCATAATAGTAGAATGTTTAATTGTGCTGTAAGACATATAGATAGTATTCGTTCATTTTCTGAATCTTTTTATTTACTATTGTGTGGTTGTGGTGTCGGGTTTGGTATCTCAGATTATTTTCTTAACAGGTTACCCAAATTAGTAAATGAAAAAGATAAGAACGGTATTGTAATAACTTATGTAATCGAAGACACAATAGAAGGATGGGCAGACTCTATTGAAGCATTATTGAACTGTTATTTTAAGAACACTGCTTATACTGGTAGGAAGATTGTGTTTGACTATAGTAGGATTAGACCTGAAGGTACTCCATTAAAGACCGGCGGCGGCAAAGCTCCTGGTTATAAAGGATTAAAGCAAGCTCACATAAAAGTTAAGAAACTACTAGATAAAATTATTGAAGAAAATAAGCAAATCAGTCTTAAAACTATTAATGCTTATGATATTTTAATGCATTGTGCTGATGCTGTATTAAGTGGAGGTATTAGAAGGTCAGCTTGTGCCATTATATTTGATAAAAACGACCAAGATTTGATTAATGCTAAAACATTATTTAAAGTAACTAGGTATAATAAATTTGATTTTGACAAGGATACTAATAAATATGAAGGAAAAGTTACTGTAGATGGAGAGAAGTATGAAGTTGTTATTGATAAGTTTGAATATGATTTCTTAGTTAAGGATAATACAATTAGCTGGATACATATCGAACCTCAAAGAGCTAGAAGTAATAATAGTGTATTATTACTTAGAGCTAGTACTACGTTAGAAGAGTTTACAGATATAATTGAAAAGACTAAACAGTTTGGAGAGCCGGGGTTTGTTTGGGCGGACCACCCCCATCAATTATTTAACCCTTGTTTTGAGATAGGGTTTATTCCGGTTACTGAAGATGGTAGATGTGGTGTTCAGTTTTGTAACTTAAGTTCAATTAATGGAGCTAAGGTTAAGAATAAACAAGACTTCTTAAATGCTGCTAAAGCTGCATCGATATTAGGTACTTTACAAGCTTCGTACACAGAAGATATGGTTTATTTATCTAGAGTAACTAAAGAACTTACAGAGAAAGAAGCTTTGTTAGGAGTGTCGATTACCGGGTTTATGGATTCACCAGATATTCTATTAACTGCTGAAATGTTACAAGAAGGCTCTAAATTAGTTGTTAAGACTAATGAATTATGGGCTAAGAAGTTAGGTATTAATCCGGCTGCTAGATGTACTTGTGTTAAGCCAGAAGGAACTAACAGTATTGTATTAATGAGTGCTTCTGGTGCACATCCACATCATAGTAGAAAGTACTTTAGAAGGATTCAATGTAATAAACACGAACCAATCTATAAGTATTTTAAGAGTATAAACCCTCATATGTGTGAGCCTAGCGTATGGAGTGCTAACAAGACAGATGATGTAGTTATGTTTCCTTTAAGTGTAGACGAAAATGCTATAGTTAAAGAAGATCTAACAGCATTAAAGCATCTTGAATATATAAAGTTAATTCAGGAAAATTGGGTATTGCCAGGTAGTACCATACATAATGAGAAGAATATTACTCATAATGTATCTTGTACTATTCAAGTAGCTGATGATGAATGGGAAGAAGTTACTAAATATATTTATAATAATAAGAAAAATTTTGCAGCGGTTTCCTTTCTAGCTAAGATTGGAGACAAGTTATATAAACAAGCTCCTATGGAAAGTGTTTCTACTAAAGAAGATAAAGATAAATGGGATGATATAGTTAGTAATTTTAAGAAAGTAGATTATAAGAAACTTAAAGAAGAGGAAGATACTACTGCTTTAATGGCAGTTGCAGCATGTAGTGGTGGAAAATGTGATCTTTTATAATTAAAAACCATATATAACACTTAGCATTGACATATTTTATGTTCTGTGATATATATGAGTTATATGACTAAACCTAATTTGATAGGTAAAATATTTGGTAAATTGACAGTTATTTCAAAAGCTGATGAACATAAATTTCATCAACAATATTGGAATTGTTTATGTAGTTGCGGTGTTACTACAATAACAACTTCAGCAAAGTTACTTAGTGGGCATACAAAATCTTGTGGTTGTTTACACAGAAAAGATTTACTAGGTAAAAAATTTGGTAACTTAGAAGTAATTCGTTTTGATAAAGTAGTTATAGGAAATGCTTATTGGTTATGTAAATGTAATTGTGGACGTGAAGCTTCTATTAGAGGTAGTAGTTTAATTTCTAAACATACTACAACATGTGGTTGTACACATTTAGCAGGTCATACCAATTGTTTATGGGGTGGTGTAGGGAATATTTCTGGAACGTATTGGTGTACAATGTGTGGAGGAGCTAAGCGCCGTGGTATCCCTGTTGAAATTACAAAACAATATTTGTGGGATGTATTAGTTAAACAAAATTTTATATGTGCTCTATCTGGTGTTTTGTTGATACTAAATTCAAAAAATGGTTGTTATGATGGAAATGCTTCTATTGATAGAATTGATTCTTCCAAGGCTTATATTGAAGGAAATATACAATGGGTGCACAAATATGTAAATTTAATGAAATTAGATAAATCCTCAGAAGAATTTATAAGATGGTGTAAACTCGTAGCAGATAACAACAAATAATTATGAATTATGAATACATGTCAATTAGAACTTAAGAAGAAATAAATATATGACCAAATATGTACTAGGGTTTTTGTTTTCTACTGATCTATCTAAGGTAGTACTCATTAGAAAACAGCAACCAGAATGGATGAGGGGATTATTGAATGGAGTAGGCGGTAAGGTCGAATCAAGAGAATTTCCTACCGATACTATGGTAAGAGAGTTTGAAGAGGAGGCTGGGGTTAAGATAATTGACTGGAAATATTACAGTATTATGCTTGGTACCGATACTGATAATACTCCTTTTACAGTTTATTGTTATTATACAGTAACTGACCCAATTAACGTAAAAACTATGGAAGAAGAGGAAGTTGGAATCTTTGAAGTTAGTGAGGTAATAGCAGGGAAATTACCGATAATGAAGAATTTGCCTTGGTTGATCACAGCAGCTTTGGATTTTATCACTAATCCAAGGCCGCCAAGTTTTATAACTGCTAATTATGAATAGCTTAGAACAAAGTAAATTAGACAAAATTAAACTAGAAATACATCAGGGTTTACTACCATTTATAGGAGAATTTAATACTGAATCATTGAGAGAATCAATAGAAGGATTTTTACGAGTATTACAGGAAGAATTTAATAAATGTAATGCTAATAATGATACTATAATCACTATTGTTCCAGATACTAGTGATTCAAATATAATTAATATAAGTATGTCTTTAACCTATCATAGACCAATAAATAATATAACAATTTACAACTAATGAATAACATACCGATTATTGGTGAGAAGAGAGGTTTCCTTATTATAGCAGAAGGCGCAGATGCTTCGGGTAAGGATATGCATGTAGACCTGCTTAGACAGGCTTTAAACAAGACTGGATTTAGTGTGAAGACGTTTAGATCACCGGGTAGTACAGAATTAGGTGAGAAAATTAGAGAGATATTTAAATCTAGCAATACACCAATCTGTCCTGAAGCAGAATTGTTACTTATGACTGCTTCTTTCGCACAACTAGTTAAAGATGCTATAAAACCTGCACTACAAGAAGGTAATATAGTTATCTGTAATAGGTTTTATTGGTCCACGATTATTTATCAAGGATTCGGAAAGTTTGTAGATAAAGATATTATATCCGCTAATCTACATTTTGTGCTTAATGGTTTGGTTCCAGATTTAACCTTAGTCTTGCATACTACTGATGAAGAGACGGCTAGAAGAATATCAGAAAGAAAGACTACTGATAGATTTGAGTCTGAAAGTAAAGAATATCATGCCAGAATAAAGCAAGGTTTTGAATGGTTAATGAGTTTACAAGAAGCTAGTAAGGGAGCTATCATACCAATTGATAGCTCTGGTAGTATAGAAGACACACATAATGAGATATTTAGATGTGTAGCATTTAAAATAGGACAGTTAAAAGAAGGTACAATAGAAGTGGATTTAGCTAAAAAGATTATTTAAATTTATGGGAAAACAACACTTAGACAATATAAAGATAGTAAAATCAAAAGAAGCAGAACTAAAAAGAGACAAGTTTATTAAAGAAACTGAAGGTAATCATGCTAGAGTGGAAGATGGAAGAAAAACTGAAGTTACCAAAGCTAGATTATCTGATAAAGAAGTTAGTGAGCAGAATAAAGTTACTGAGAACTGGGTTAACCAATACATTAAATGAATAAAGGAGAGACAATTAACGTTTTAGATCACGGATTTGTAAGATTAATTGATTGGATGGGTAATGATGAACGTATTTGTGAAGCTGCTAGAATAAGCTATAAAGCACCTAGTAAAGGAATAGAAGGTGACCGTAAACTGATTCAATATCTTTATAAAAATAGGCATACTAGTCCGTTTGAGATGGTAAAGATTACATTAAATATCAAGTTACCTCTATTTGTTATGCGTCAATATGTTCGTCATAGGATGCAGAATTTAAATGAAGTTAGTGCTAGATATACAGAATTACCTAATGAGTTTTATATTCCTTCTAGTTGGAGAGTGCAAGATACTAAAAATAAACAAGGAAGTTTAGTTACTGGAGGTATGGATAACCAAGGTAATCTTATTGATGATAAATGGAATCCAATTGTAGAACACTATAATCATATTCCAACTATAGAAGAAAATTATAGTAGAATAGATGTAACAGCTACAGAAGCATTAATAAAACATTGTCACTATTCTTATGAGTTATATCAATCAATGTTGGCGCAAGGTATAGCTAGAGAGATGGCTAGGATGGTATTGCCTGTTAATATTTATACAGAAATATATGCTTGCTGGGATTTAAAGAATCTACTTCACTTTATTACGTTAAGAGAAGATAGTCACGCTCAAGCAGAAATTCAGGAGTATGGTAAAGCTATTAAATTAATATGTCAGGATAAGTTTCCTTTAGTAATGGAAGCTTATGAAAAATATAAGTGGGTAGTTTTTGAGTCATAGCTAAAGAAAAGGGTGCTGAGGTTAGGTATTTAACCCAACCTCAGCATCTTGTTATTCGTATAACCCGATCGGGTAGGGAGTAGCAGGTCAGAGAAGGTGATAACGGTAAATACGAAAGCCAACGCCAGTACCATCATAATAAGTTCGTGTATCATAAGTTTAATTTTTAATGTTGCGGTTGTGGTTAAGAACTACTAATCATTTTATTATACCTTAAAATATGATAAATATGATGTAGGGTCCCCCTCCCTCCCCTCTACCTAACTTAAACTTAAATAGGGTATAATAATTTGAATAACATAAACATTATTCGGAAATTTTTACTTATCTATCATACCCCCTCCCCTCCACCAGAATTTTGATTAATTATGGTATGATAACTTGATTAGGAGTTTTATAGCTTTTAGTCAAATTTGAATTTCCCACTATAATCCTGGCTACAGTCGGTGCAAATCCGAGGCTTGGACAAAGTGGATATGGCCAAAAGCCCGTTGTTCGTCCGCAAAGTAGCTTAGGAGGTGACATCTCTTGAGCCAGGGTGACGAATAATGTATCTCTATAGGGAGGGGATTGCGGAAATCTGGCAGAGCGTCAATCTCTGTTACCCAGAATGTATTGTAGGGTTGATCACCTTATTTACTGATTTCACCACCTCCCTGTTTAATTTCAGTTGCCTTGTTGTGTTGATTGGTCAGAGAAGAGGTGGCTTGAATCTTAATTGATTTGGGCCACCTCTACTTAAATTCTAAACATACTTAAACTCAATTTTTAGCTATGAACATTAACTGTGAAATAAAAGACGATATAATCTTAATAGGTACCAAGGTATACATTCCCAGACCTGTTTTTGGAACTGTAGATGAAGATGAAGTTATTGGTTACTATGGTGTATTAACTAAAGAAGGGGAGCAATATGTATTAACCCCTACTGACTATGTTTTAAACACTATAAACTTGGACAAGGAAGGTCTAAATTCTGGATGGAAAGCTAGTCAGTTTTTTCTTAGCTATGATGAGGCTAAAGCTCAGGCAGTGGAATATTTAGTTGATGCTAGTCAAACTGAATGGTTTAAAGCTATAGGATTAAACCAAGATTCTGATAGGTTATACTATGATGAAAATTGTGAGTTAGCTCCTTGTTGTAACACTATAAGTAATATCAGGAATATTCTTTTTGATGTTTGTAAAGAAGGATGTATTACTGGAGTTGCTAGACTAGAGTTAATTGAATTACTGGAATCTCATGAATGCTGTGAACCTAAACCTATATTAGACAGTCTTTTGAGACAACTGAAGATAAAATGGAATGACAAAGCTCCATTTGTAGAATTGCTATAAATTAAAATCCCTGCCAAAGTTATTATTTGGCAGGGACTATACATATAATTAAAAAGGTGGTCCTTGCCGAATAATAATTTATTTCTCCACCCTATTTATCGGATTAAACGCATAAATCACGTTTATTAGGTAGTTTCTATAATTAGGCGATACGTTAGGAGGTGTCATACCACTATCCAGCATAATATCAGATAGTTCTTTTAACAAAGTATGATGATTCAGAAAAGCCTTCCTCTTTATCTTGAAAGCTGCGGTTTCTCCTTCCTTAATAACTAGTCCAAATTGATAATAAACATCATTTTCTTTCTTTATCTTGGTTAAATCTAGAGCGAAGTTACTATATTCAATCAGATTCTTACCTGACTGATAATAGTAACGGTCATTGTTTCTAGTAAATCTGGTTCCGCTAATACTGACTTCACTAGTCTTTGATGACAACCAATATTTCTTTAGATCGGTCTTGGTTACTTGTTCCAGTTCACCTAATTGAGTTATGGTCAAATTCCCTAAACAACCTTTTAATTGTTCAGCCAGATTTTGTGATTTAATCAAGGTTAGAGGATTTACATTGGTAGCTAAATTACTTTGATTACTCCAAATCTCGATACATTGCGTTGGTTGTAGTGAATGATGTAGTGTAAGCTTCTTATCTCCAACCCAATTAACTATCTTATTAGACCAGGTACATCCCTCATTAGTTAACAAGTCCCTGATACTACCTACTATATTAGTACCTAGTTTACCATACCAACCAGGCCCATCAGTTTGGAAAATCATCTCATTTATAGACATATCACATATCTCAAATATCTCCAAAGTTGCAATCTTGTAGTTAGGTGCGAAATAGGTCGGTACTAACAATTTATTAGCATGTCTATTATGCAGTTTAAGACTGGCAAAGTCTCTACTATTTATCATCTTATAAGTTAACAATCCTACTCCAGTATTGATAAATTGAGTCATCCCTAACTCATTTAACAGTTCATTTAATTTATAGTTTCTTCCTTTATAAGTTATCAAGTTCTCTAATGCACACATTCTACTATACTTCCACAATTTCTCATTAGTTCTTAATTGTGTATAATCATTAACAATACCGGCTTCTATATATTCTGCATACTTGGCTGGTACTTCCAACAAGTCTGGATGCTCCTTGATATAATAACGATAGCATCTACTCATCAATAACAAGTCATCATTCCTAATCTCTTTAGGTTGATTATAAGCGAATAAATCAATGGCATTAAATGTCATTTGCTCATCTTTTGAAAGGGCATACCATCCTAGATTTGGTAGTTTTCTATACATTTTAGGAACCTCCCAGCCGAAATGAGCCACAGCTGAAGGTAAATGTACTTTACTACATAAAGATTTGACATCCATATTAACAAGTAAGTATAGTCTTGTACTTGTATCAGGTCAACCATATTACTATTAATTTGACTTGTTGATATAATAGATATTGCTATAATAGAAATATGAAGAAATTTGACATTACTGATGACAACTCTTATAGCGAATTGTATAGATTTGTTGATTTAAATACATTGCCAGCCTATGTTAAAGAAGCGGAAGTATTGACTAAAACTGCTACAGAAAGTTTGCCAGATACTGCTTTTGCTGATCAGATGCATAGAGCTTTTCCCATTAATACTGCTGAAGATACTTATTTGAGTAATGCTTTCTTTATTAATAAAAGGGCTGAACTTACCAAACTTTGTGGTGAAAAGTATATTAATGAGGTAGGTGTCAGAATTGTTAAAGCTGCTCAGATATTTGATATCTATGATGACATTGCTAATTATAATGGTGGTCTGGATGTTAAACAAGCTGCTGATTATACTGAACAGTCCATAGTATCTATTGAGATTGGTGGAAATGAATATGATTTGTTTCCTTATAAGACTGCTGAAGATCTTAAATTTCAAGCATCAGAATTTGTTAAGAATCTAAACAATTACCCATTTAATTGGCGTACTAAAATAGCTTCAGCTTTCGTTGAGAAGGCTGTGGAACAGAATATCGAGGATTTACCTGATTTGATTTGTAAGTATGCCGGTCTATTCTATCCAGATACCAGGGAATTTTCTGATACCCTAGCTGGAAGAATGCATAGGTTGAGTGAAGAGTATCAAACTAAGTATCAACCTATTATAGAGAAGGCAGCTAATATCTCTTCCAAGACTGAGGCCTTTGAACTTTGTAGTGAAGCTTATAATATAGAAAAATTAGCTGGAGTATATGAAAAACCACTATTATATAGGGAGATGGGAGACTTAGTTGATCGAACCATGACACTAGATTTGACCAAAATTGCTGATATGCTGAATGTAGTCAAAATTGGTGGTAGTTGTTATCATATAAATGATTTGCAGAAAGTATCCAAAGATATATATGACAAGGCTTTTGATTGTGGATTAGACCCAAAGAATGCCAATGAATTAATGGATGTCTTGCCTACTGTCCCTCGTTCAGATTTTGAGCTGTTTAAAGAACTATCCGGCATAACCGCACTTTAAAATGTTTGACGCTTCTATCTTAGTCTTAAAAGATAGTTCTAGTCCTGCTTCAGTACTATTAGCTGCAATATTCGATCATTACGGTACTGAATGCTTTGATTGGAACCCTGATATTCTAGTTACTGAGATTAGAGATGATTTTAATATTACTCTATCTCCTATTCAATCAGATAAGTTACAGGCAGCTATTATAGTGATGTCAACCAATCAATTTGAAAATGATTGGCATGTTTTTAATAGTTGTGTTCATGGGTTAAACGGTGAACCTTTTGACTATGATGTTTTCTCTCCTATTGATCCTGAGCAGATTATAGCAGCTTTGCCTGAGATTCAAACTATCAGAACTGGATTTATGGGAGATGAAGTTATTTTCTCAGATGAAGTAAATGCTTATGCTGGTATTATTTTTTCTGAATATGGTTTAATTTCAGCTCCTAACGAATTTCCTTCCGCAATAATGCCTGATATAACTACTGAGCATTATTTAGACAGCCAGTCAGAAAAACAAGCTGCATTGGCTGAAATCTATACTAACAAAAAACAAAAAATCGAAGAATACTTATCTAAGTTCAAATAACATTCTAATGTGCTTGTGGCAGATTGGAATGCACAAACCAGTTTAAATACTGTTTTGGACAAAGATTCGAATTCTTTCAAGCACAACAAATATGAGTAATCATCTACCTGAAAAACTTAATTTATGGGACAGACTCTTCAATCGTTATAAGAAAACTATTCATGCTAGGGGTAGTGAGCAGTGGTTTAAAAGTTGTGGCTATACAGGACTCAGAATTCCCGGTTCAGAGTTTCAACGTAACTATGTTGAGTATTTAATTATTGATAGACTTACTGGGTCTGAAAAAATTGAGAAGATATATCTAAAATAAGAATATGAAAACAAAGAAACCAAAGAAGATTAATTCTGATACTGAAAAGGTTGTACTAGATGAACATTGGAAGAAGTATGCTAAAGATAAAGATCCTTGTAACATCATCCCTGCTCAATTATTTACAGATGCTTATTATATTGGATTTATGAGAGGTAGAGAGGTTGAAAAAGGTTTAACTGATGGAATTATGATTGAAGGAGGCTAAATATGAATGTTTTAATTAATCATTGCTGGTGTTTTGATTCTATTTGGGGAGGTGTATATGACTGTCAAGTGATTGTTAGTATGGAAAAGTATGCTTGTAGAGAAGACATATATGCTGGTAAGAATACAACTGATTGGAATACTATATTAGATAAATTTCAGATTGAAGTAGATGAATTTGGACGAAAGAGAATGGAAGACGTTTATTGTCTCAAACCAGAAGTAGTTCAATGGTTAGATGCGAATGTCAAAGACAAAAATTGCAAAATGGAAGGACGTACCGAGTTATCCCTTTCTAAAGGATGGGGAGTAGGCACAGACCAATACAATGTGAAAGATCAGATTTCCTTTTCTCTCTTTTTTGAGCGTCCAAAGGATGCACTTGCCTTTATCAAACAGTGGAGTGAATACAAAAATCCAGTGGATTATCTCAATTATTTCCAAGATATTAGGCGTAAACTTAATCCCAAAACTGGTAGGTTACAACGAATTCCTAGATGGAATAACTAAACAATATGAGTACTAAAACAAAGAAACTAAAGAAGATCAGTTTTGAAACTGAACACAAAGAACTAAAAAGACAATGGGATAACCTTAAGATTGAAATAGACTTCCTTTCTTTTTCTCTTGGTTATGAGTTAGGGATTGAGAGAGGTAGAAATATCGAAAAAGGTATTAGAGATGGAACTATGATTGAATGATAAATGAAGAAACTCACTCCAGCTCAGTTTAAAGAGTATATTTCAAATCCTCTAGTTAATGATAGTAAAGTTCGTAGTTATTGTGATATTCCTGAAGATAAGTATTTTACTGTAAGTATCTGGCCTGAAGAAGGAATAGTAAATGAAACAAGAGGGCTTCATAGAGTAGTAAAGACTCCTAAAATCTCAAAGTCTAATCAATCAAAAACTACAACCATTTAGATATTGTGAGTAGTAAAGAAGCTATTACCATTCCAGAGATGAGCAGCACAAGCACACCAAGTAATACAATGAAATGCATCATCAGGGTCACGGTGTCTGTAAAATATCTTGCTTCTAAGGTTATCTTCTTTAACTTCAGTAAATATAGAAAGAATATCCTGGCAAGCCTCACTACTATCCTCCCAGCAAGGTAATAGTATCTTGGATTTCTTTATTAGTTCAAAGGTGAAACTCATTACTTCACTTCGATTAAGACACCATCTAGTCTGGCTCCAATCCAAAGCATCAGGTGGAAAGTCTGTATATTGAGTTAAATTCATTTCACGGTAACTTACTAATTGTGTCATTGAGCTATTATATAAGTTACCCAGCATTTTTCCTCTAATCGGGTCAGGTCCGGAATCAGTGAAGAGAGTTGGCTGATATACCCTACAAATGTCAGCAATCTCTCTTATCTGGAGTTCATAGTCGGTATTCTTAAAAATCCTGATATAGAACACTTCTAGATAACCATCATGTCTTAAACCCATTAATGTAAACACAGTTCTGGAGCTTTCAGGATTCACTCCCCAATCAACACCACCAACTATATACTGGTATCTAGTTGCATTACGCTGATAGATGGTATTCATTGGACCTAGCACACATAATGATTTTAAGTGTTCCTCAGTAATAGGTTTACTACCAATATCATAAGCCAGACCAAATACTTCGTTGTAAACTTGTAGAACACTATAGTTACTATCTATATTATGAACCTTATTATATATTTCCTTCCAATCCTTTTCTCTTTGATTGTAATATGGTAGGATAGGTTGAGCTAGATGAAATCCATATAATTCATGTTCCCCTGGGTTAAAGTCAATCCACTGACCTATATTAGTATTTAGAAGCTTGCTGCACTTACTGCAACTCAACCCTTGTTTAAGAATCATTTTTAGAGGCTCATTAGCTTCTGTAAGTGAATTCCAGTGATTGCAGCCTTCACATTTAGTCATCCATTCCATTTGATGCCCCTTCTTCCAGATAGTATTAATAGTATTATCTGTAGTAAGAGGAGTACCAGCATATGTTTCTCGTTTAATTGGACTAATAGCCATGGTTTCATTTACAACTGGTATAATATCCAGATTCATCCCCTGGCACTCGTCGAAGATGTTGGAATCCGTAGCGGGACCTCTAGTACGTGATGCATCCTCACTAGCATAAGTTAGTATGATATTACTATTACTATCAGCTACTTCCTTAACATAGACATCATTTTTAGATAGTTTGCTGATGATCTTTTGTAGTGGTGGGCTGGCAAATCTGGCAGTTAAATAATCATGTGAAAATCTTTTTGTAGCCTGTTCGTTAGGTGCAACATACATCATTCGATAGTAATTATATCGAACTAAATTCAAAGCTATCATATTACTGACTAACGTTGATTTTAACGTCTTTCTTGAACACTTTAATAATAACTTTCTTGGTAGTCCGTCATAGATAGACCGCATCATTGGGAATTTATCCAACTTTTGTGGCTGTCCTTCGTTGTTATATAGATAAAGTTCTACGAGCTTGGATAGAGGACTATTCAAGAATAGCAGCTGTCTTGCTAGAAATCGTGACTTTTGATCCGTCTGTTTAAACAACGCTGCCGCTTGCTGATATATATTATGGATAGAAAGCATAAGGTTAATGAAGTAGATAGTTTAGATCTAGGTCTTTCTATTTGTTTTCATTTTCTTAAACTATGCTTAATTGAAATCCTGTCACTTTTAAACATCTTACTCAAATAACAACTAATCTTAACTAGCTTTACATCTTATGTCAAGATCTGCTAAAAAATACAATTCTCGATCCAAACCCAAAAAACATTCTAAAATTAAAGGAGTGTACGAAACTAATACTGCACCTATACTAAACTCTGCCGCTAAATCGAATGTCAAAAAATCTGATAAATGAAGGAGATACCGTTGTTTTTGCTCAACGGTATCTCGCTGATGATATATTCTCTACTCTATACGGTAAACAAGGCAAGGTTTTATCTGTAAAAGAAGAATATGCTGTAATAAACTTCAATGATGCTGCTGTAGAAGTTTATCTTGAAGATTTGGAAAAGCTTAATACTTCCTCAACCCCAGAATTGGAGAATGAGGAGATTGAAATAGATAGAGTCGATTTGTTAGAAAACCATGATTGCAGTGGATTACAACCAGCACAATTAATAGCTCATAAACTTTTGGCCCAGGAAACCGATCCTGGACTGAATAACGAAATAACACAACTACTAAACATAAACCAGTAAAATGCAAAAGATATCGTTTGAAGATAAATTTAAGAACTATCTTCGTGCTAGTTATCCCATCCTTTGGATCAGGACTCACGAAGAAAGCAGAGTAACCAGAAGTATCATTAATGCGGTTGCTGATGCTAAACAAATAACCATATATAGTTGGGATTGTAAGAGATTGTTGGAGAAATATGTTAAAAATGCTGACAAGTCTGTTATTAACAACTTTGAATCCGTTAAAGGTGGTGTTGGCACAAGTACAGGACCTAATGCAGGACCCAAGGATTATGGCCTGACTAATGCAATTGAGAGCATTAAAGCGTTGCCTAATGGAACTGGACGGAATATTATCATTATGAAGGATTTCCATCCTTATATTGAAGCTCCTGGGCAAGTCCGGCCTATTCGTAATGCCATTGATGATTTGAAGTGTAAGGGAAATATGTTGGTGTTTATATCTCCTATCATTAAGATTCCTGTAGAGTTGGAGAAGGAGATTCAAATTCTGGATTTCCACCTCCCTGATGAAAAGCAATTAGAGGGTATTTTAATGTCCGTAGTAGCCATCTTTAATAAAAAGAATGAGGAGAAGGGTGAGCCGGAAAAGAAGATTGATCCTGACATTAAGCAAGCTACTATTGAAGCTCTGAAAGGACTTACATTTAGTGAAGCTCATGATGCAGTAAGTTTGGCTATTATTGAGAATCATGAATTTAATGCTTCTTTCGTCCTTAGTGTATTTAACGAGAAGGTTAAACAAGTCAAGCGTGGTGGTCAGTTACAATATCAACAATCTGATATTACTTATGAGCATATTGGTGGTTTGGATGGCTTGAAGAAATGGACAGAAGTGAGATCTAAAGCTTATAGTCAGAAAGCTAGAGATTATCATTTGCCGTACCCTAAGGGAGTTCTACTGGCTGGTGAATTAAATTGACGAATACCTTTGGTTATGGTAAATAATATATTCGTTAGTTTTTATGCCGGTCGCTCTAGTAATGGAGCGAAGCTTACAGCGGAAAAAATCGGGGACCCTATTAAAAATGAGGGAATCCGACCTGAAGGTTCTATAGATTATTCTATTTAACCAGGGGCAGAGCATAGTGGATGTAATAAGCCACCAAGAGACCGCTGCAACCTAGAAATAGGTTGAATATATATGCCGAACTATGTGCGTAAGATACTAAGCCATAGAAGTAGAGGATAAAAAGCCTTTACGATAACAAAATTGATACCAGGAACAGGGAAAACAGCAATTGCCAAAGCCACTGCAAATCAGTTTGGCTTTCCGTTGTTTCAGTTAGATATAGGAAGTTTATTTGGTAAGTATGTGGGTGAAAGTGAGGAAAACTTCCGTAGAGTAATTGAAACAGTTGATAGTATTGGACGGTGTGTGTTGTTCATCGACGAAATTGAAAAAGGTCTGAATCGTAATGCAGTATCTGGTGCTGGTGACTCAGGTACATCTTCTCGTACGTTTGCTACACTATTAAGTTGGTTGAGTGATCACAAATCTCCCGTATTTGTTATAGCCACCACTAATGATCATACTAAACTCCCACCCGAGTTTATTCGTAAAGGCAGGTTTGATGATGTATTCTGGGTCGACTTGCCTACACTAGCTGAGAGAATATCGATCTTTGATGTGTTAATTAAGCGGTATTTTCGAGAGCCAGCCAAGTATAACCTGGCTAAACTTGCTGAGAAGACTGAAGGTTTTACTGGTGCTGAAATTGAAGAAGTTATCAAAGGTGCCATGTTTAACCGGTTTGATAAAGATGGTAAGGAATTCACTAACACTGACTTGCTGGATGAGATTAACAGTACTCAACCAATCAGCGTTACGTCCAAAGTTGATATTGATGCTATGCGGGAGAAGGCGGTGGGCAAGCTCAGAGTTGCTAGCGTTAGTGGTTCAGTGAAAATGTTTACCATGGATGAAACTAAGCGAAGAACTGAAGGTAACGGTGAAGACAGAGCGTTAGATCCGTTTAACTAAAAATATGGGGAAGCTAGCATTAAACTAGCTTCCCCTATCTATTTATGGGAATGTTCGATCAAATAAAATGCAAATATCCATTACCAGTCACTGAGTTTCAAAATACTACATTTCAAACCAAAGATACTCCTGCCCAAGCTTGTGATTTATACGAGATTAGGGAGGACGGCACACTTTGGTATGAGAATTATGATCAAGAAGATCAGAGTGAACGAGGTATATGGATTAAAAATCATCCTGACCAAGAACCTCCAGAAGAATTAAAGGGGTTGCGAGGATTCATAGGTTGTGGTGCCAAGGTTAATAGACGGTGGGAACAAGTTATTTTTACCGGAGAGATTTGTTTTTATGAAGCTCTTGGAAAAGATTATACTGGTTGGATAGAGTTTTCCGCCTACTTCGAAAACGGAAAAGTGGTAAGACTTAATCTTATAGCACATAAAAAACCTGATTAATTATGAAGAATGTAGCATTGCCTGATTTGGAGAAACGGACTAGAAACTTATTTCAATCAGGAAAATTAGTACAAGTACATGTCAGTAAATGGAGTATGATGGTAGGAGCAGATACCAAGGATTTAGGAATCGAGGAAAAAGATAGTAAAATCCCGGCATTTGTGACTATTGGAAAGAAAGCACTTTTTACTGATGAAGTTAGGTTGGTTTTTTCAAGAATAGAATCGGCAGCCAGGGCATACTTGATCCACAATTCACATCAATATCCAATAGCTGATGCTCATTTTGTCCCCACCAAGCTGTTAGAGAAGGTTAGTATAGAATTGGATAAGTACCGAGCCGAGTTTTTCAAGCAAGTTGATAATCTTATTACTAATTACGAAGTATACAAACAACAAATGCTGGACAAGTACCCGGATTATGAAGATAATCTGTTACCTTGTTATCTACCTATAAGTGAAGTTAGAAGCAGGTATAATTTTAGCATAAGTTTGTATGAAGTAGCATTTCCGAAGAAGATGGATAAGGTGACAAGGACGGAAATTATTGCTCAAAATTTAGCAGCTGAAAAGGCCTCAGCTAAATATGAGGCACTAATGAAAGAACAATATCAGCATCATTTAACGCAAATGGAATCCTTTCTTAAAGAGAGTACTTTGGCGTTGCGTGGTGAGATAGTAAAGACTTTCGAAGTGATGGCGCAAAAGATACAAAATAGAGAAGTTATTTCTGGTGCAAATTTAAAGACAATGAAGGCAGCTATTGATAGTTTTGATGCCTTGGATTTTCTTGATGACCAGAAAGTTAAACAAAATCTGGCTATTGTAAAGAAGTTGATTAGTTCTGGAGCTGATTTTAAATCAGACGCTGAGATTGTGCAAAGGCTTAATACAGCCATTAATACTACCCTTGAAACTGCAAAATCCATTAGTGATATTGACACCTTGACCGGTGAGTATACTAGAAGATTGGATTTTGATGAACTATGAATTATGGTAATATTTGAAGGAATGCCATACCCGTTAGATATGGTATATATTAAGTTGGCAGGTAAGACAGAAATTGTCAGTATTCCACTTTTTGAAGCAGTGGCAATTCTAAATAATGCTTCTTTTGATTATAACGGTAGTAAGGCAAAATCAATAGAAAAAGGAGTTGAAACTTATGTCTTTAAAGGTGATACTAGTAAGGAAAAGAACAAGGTATTCGTAGTGCCTAAAGAAAAGCTTAGAATAACGTTAGAAGCAGATATTTACGATAACAACAAAGCAGATAGAATAACAGATTTAGCTATACAACCAATGGATGAGTTGTTGGTTAATGAAGTAAAAAAATTAATTGAAATTCAACAATAAACAACACATAAATAACATATGTCACACACTGTAAAAATCAACACTCAATTCAAAACCGAATTCATGACCTCTTTTCAAAGAGCGCTTACACATTTCGGTTGGAAGATTGAAAACGACAGCAAAATCAACACTTATCCTAGTGACCCGGCTAGAAATGAGGTTTATCCAATGGTGGCCAAAAACCCCAATAATGGATATGATATCGGAATGAAGTTGAACGAGACTACCGGAGAAATCGAACTGTACGGTGATTTCTATGATGGTAGCATCTCCAAGACTTTGGGTAGTAACTGTGAAGCATTGAAGCAGGAGTATGGTTGCTGTGTCATTGAAGACAAACTAGCTTATGAAGGCTATGTTGCGACCCGGCATGTCCAGGAAAATGGCATTGTCGATATTTACGCTGAATAAGCTATGGTGAATACTGCTACACAGAAGCAGGGGCAGCAAGGAGCATGGGGTAATACTCATGCTCCTTCCAAGCCTTTACACAAAAAATATGAAGTTGGCCTGTCTGATAAGTTAAAGAGCAGGGTTGCTAATTTAATTCTTAATTACTTCTTGTTTGAACAGCCACCAGCACAAAGTATTAAACTGGTTGACAATTCTTTGCGTCAATTAGATGAAGTTAATAATGTCTGGGCTGCTAGTGTACAAACAATAGTATATTATAAGAAGATAGCTCCTAGAGTACATACTTCTAGAGTAAGATTCCGCATCCTGTGTGAAAAAGATATCACTAACATCGAAACATCAAAAATTAACATCCACAAAAACCAAGTAATATTTATATGAACAAACCAAAAATTCACTTCCAAATTGCCAAAGACGGTAACGTTACTGTCATGGACGTTAAGGGAGCAGGCACTAGTTGTCTGGAAACTACTTCAGGTATCGAAAAGGCGTTGGGTATTGTAGACGAGAAGTCTCGGGCTACTAATGCCAGTGCTTATGAAGACCCTGAACAGATTAAACTCGAAAATACCATCACTGAATGAAAATTCGTGTAGGTACTGACGGTGTTATTTCTGCTGTCTATTCTGATAAGTTAATGAACATGAATCTGGGTAAATTGAAAGTTACCAGAGCTAGTAATGTTGAGTTTAATGAAACTAGTCAGGAATGGGAAGCTAGAACACCTGAAAATGAGTTGATTGCTCATGGACCTAACCGGGATGCAGTGATTAAAGAAGAAGTTAGAGTCATTGAATCTAGGTTGTAAGTAGTAGAGGGAGGTAGGCATTTATTTTGTCTACCTCCCTCAATTTATATTCTTATGAAAATAACTAAAAGAGGTAATAGATGGTATGACGAAAATAATAATAGTTGGATAACTGAAGAATCAGCTACTCTATACTCACCTACCCTAACTAATTGTATATGGTGTAGAGATTGTAGTGATTGTATTAATTGTAGTTATTGTAGTCATTGTATTAGTTGTATTAGTTGTAGTGATTGTAGTTATTGTAGTGGTTGTAGTAATTGTAGTAGTTGTAATAATTGTAGTCGCTGTATTAATTGTAGTAGTTGTAGTTATTGTGTTGATTGTAATGATTGTAGAGATTGTATTAGTTGTAGGTATTGTAGAGATTGTAGTTACTGTGAATCAATTTATGATCTGAGTAATAAGATAAGTTTTGCAGCCCAATTTAAGGATAGACAAGAACCAACTATTAGGGTGGAAATAGATATTAATGATAGAAAACTGGAACCAGATTTGTAGTATAGTTCTTTATTTATGAGTGAAAAAATAGTATTTAATTTAAACAAACCCAGCCCAACTTTTATAGCTAGTGCAGATATTCATTTAGGTAAGAAATTGTATAATTTCCCTGAACTTGAAGAAGATTTACGAGATAATTTTGTGAGACTAGTAGAATTAGCTATTGAAAAAGATGTACGGTATTTAATTATTGCTGGTGATCTATTTGAGGATAATAATTATACCAAACCACATACTATAGCCTTCATAGCTAAATTAGTGGCAAAATTAGCCTTACATGACATTAAACTGATAGGAATTGCAGGAGATCATGATAAGCCCTTAAAAGGTGAAGCCTGGATAAGAATTAGTGATATTCTACCAGTTACTATAGAACCATCTTTTACTGGATTGGACTATTTTGATTACTCTTATGTAACTGTCGATGAATTAGTTACAGCTCTTACAGGAGATAAAAATCCTGAAAATATTAAGTGGATTTTCCTACATTGTCAATTTCCACAGTTATTCAAGATGGCAGAACCCAAGAAACTAATAGATTTCAATAAACTTGAGTTATTTAAGAATTTCCCTAATTTACAAGGTATAATAGCTGGAGACATTCATTCCGGTCCTGAAACCAAGGCTTATGGTGTTAATAGAGAGGCTTATGTAGGTTATACTGGTAGTTTGGGTATAACGGATATAGCTGAGTCTAGAACTGTAAAGTCAGTGTTATATTGTGATGGAAAGAATCTAATTAGACTTCCATTCCAGCAAAGAAGAGCCTGGAAAGAAATTAATTTTCAAGGAGAGGCAGCTGTAAATTTTGATGTTTCAGCTGAGTTAGAATGGATAAATAAAGAAAAATTTAAACCAGTTTTGAAAATAAACTGGGACAATAATAGTGACCCTTATATAAATAAATTAACAGCCTTATATGAAGCGGCATTGGTTAAATTACAACAACATCCAATTGGTTCGTTAACAAATGATGAATGTGAAGAAGTACTGACTAGTCGATCAGATATTACTACTGACGTTAAAATTGAAAAAGCTCTACATTCTTGCTGTGATGGGGATGAGGATTTATATACCTTATCTTTATCTTTGTTAAATAATGATGTCAAAGACACATTAGACCAATTTAAAGCCAAATATGAATTATGAGCAGGCCGGGTTATTGGAAAACAAAAGATGCTGGTGAAATACCTTATAGTATAATGGAAAATAGCCACGTTAAACATGCATTACGGTACTTACGCAAGACTATATTAGCTACAGATACTAAGCCGAATTATAGAGTATATTGTGAAGGTAAGTTAATAGAGTTAGGAGAAGAAGCACAAAGAAGAGGTATAATTACTTCAGAAGATATAACTACTGATGCATTAATGGCTCAGATAGAGGTGTGGCAAACTGAATGGGATAGTAGACGAACTGTGATGCCAGTTATACAAAGTTCAATTCATACTCCATCTAATATTGATTTAAGTAATATATTTAATACAATACCAACTCCTATTAGTATATATAAACCACGCATTTCAGTTATTATAGATGTGGATAAAGAGTTAAGTAGAGTGACTGGTTTAAGAATATACAACCCTAATAAAGAATATGATGAGGGAATGTTCATTAATAGGAGATTGGATATGGAACTATGAACACAGATGATTATGATTTAATAGAACGGATTATTGTAGTAGGTGATCGACTAGTTAATTATATTGATTATCCTCCAGATAAATATGAAGCTAAAGCATTGGAAGATTGGAAAGAAGCTACTAGAATATTTAGATCAATTATAGAAGAAAATAAAAGAAATCTATGACAATAACAAAAAGAGATAATAGATGGTATGATGAAAACAATAATAGTTGGAATACTGAAGAAGCAGCTACTATCTATTCACCTACTCTAACTAATTGTAGTAATTGTAGTGATTGTATAGGTTGTAGTGATTGTACTGATTGTAGTTATTGTAGAGATTGTAGCTATTGTAATAATTGTAGTGATTGTAGTAGTTGTAGAGATTGTATTTATTGTAGTAGTTGTATTAATTGTAGTAGTTGTAGAGATTGTAGTAATTGTAGAAGTTGTATTGATTGTAGTAGTTGTAGTAGTTGTAGTTATCATGGTGATTGGATTGATGATAAGAAATATATACCAGAAGTTAGACCGTTTATAGATTGTAGAGATAGACTATTAGACCCTTATTTATGAATATACAATAATGCAATTATTAGAATTAACATTACATAATTATAAGCTGCATAGAAACAAAACTTTAGCTTTTGAATCTGGTGTAGTAGGAATAGTGGGAGGTAATGCTAGTGGTAAATCTAGTATTATAAGTGCCATTTGTTTCTTATTTACTGGGGAAATTGATACACCAAAGAAATCAGATTGTATTACATTAGGAGAAACTGAAGGTTGGGTTAAGGGTAAGTTCTTATTAAATGGAAAGGAAGGTACACTAGAAAGACATTTAACCGGCTCTAAAGTTATATTAACTTATGATGATGTTGTTTATAATAAGACTACTGAAGTTAATCAGCTTTGGAATGACTTGTTACAAATAGACAGCACTATCTTTAATAATGTTATAGTAGCTAAACAAGGTGAAATTCAAAGTTTATTCAGTGATGAAACCGTGGTCAGAGAAAAAATATTTCAAAAAATATTCATGGTTCCTAATACTGATAAAATAAGAAACACAGTTTGGGATAACTATATAAAAGTATGCCCACCAGAGAAATTAGAGGAAGACGTTCAGTTACTTATTGTAGATCAGACTAACGTAGCTATCGAACGTAATAAAGCATTGGCCAAAATAGAAGAATATACTATTGAATTAGTAGATGAACATACTTTAAAGTGTTTCCAGGATAGGATTAATTTTCTTGAAAAGTGTATTACAGACCTGGATAAAAGGCCGGAATTAGAAAATCAGAAAAACTTATATGAAGTAGAAGTAAGTCAATTACATCAAATTATTATCGATCTTCAAGGTAGTTTAGAAAATTACCAGTCTAGCCTGGAATTACTCAATAAACTTAATGAATTTGTTGAAACTAGATCAGTATTTAACAGGAGTCAATCTATAATATCTGAACTGGATGCTATAACTAAAAATATAGATTTAAATTTGTTGGCAGAGAAAAGGAGTGAGCTTATAGTTGCTGAAGATAGGAAAACTAGTAATTATGATTATCTACTCGAATGTAATGCTGATTTAAAAGAAGTTTTGAAACAGAAAAACAGTTTATTACAATTAAAGGGTCATGCTAATTGTCCTACTTGTTATCAAGCATTATCGGATGTTCAACCTTTGTTAATTAATCTACAAGTTACTGAAGATGAATTGACTAGAAAAATTAATAAAGCTAATACAAGTTATCAAGTAGATTTAAAAGATGTTCAAAGATTGAATATTGAATTGTCTAAATATGATTCTTTGTTATCTAGAAAAGGTTATCTAGAACAAGAGCTGGCCAGGACTAAAAAAGTTACTTATTCTGTACAAGAACATACTAATACTCAAACTTTATTAGATGGTAGGCATGATATAGAAGGTGAATTGACCAAAGCTAATAATAGGTTAATCGAACTTGATGCTGAAATAAGAGTAATTAATGAAAAGTTAAACAATCTGGCTATTTATGATGGAGAGAAATCAATAGAAGAGGAATTAGCTATATTACAACAAGTTATAGAGAATAATAATACTACTAAAGATAATATAGCTAATCTACAGTTAATTAGTGGTAAATTAGAACATGAGCTGACTTTGTTAGAATCTAGAATAGTTCTTAGCCAGAATAATCATACTTATAATATTAGGAGGAAAACCTACTTAGATAAGTTGAATGCTGTTTATGATATGTTTGCAGTTCATAAGTTTCCAAGAAAACTGATTGAAACTTATATGGATAATGTACAAAGCTATATCTCTAACTATCTGGATTACTTTGATCTACCTTATACTATAGTAGTAAAAGACGGGTTTAGGATTAGGCTATGTGATAGTGCTAAGAGAGTACTACCCACTGTTTCAGGTGGACAAGAGGTAATGATTGGGTTAAGTTTGAGACTGGCTTTGCATCGAATGTTTGCCAAAGCGTTCCCTATTCTAATAATAGATGAAGGAACAAATCATTTGAGTGAAGTGAATAGGCAAAATTATTTTAATTTGATTAATGAACTTAGAAAACAAAAGGTTATCAATCAAATTATAGTAATAGATCATGATGTTGGTTTGAGCACAGTAGTTGACCAATTAATGGAATTATGAATAAAGTGAAAGAATTATGAAGAAACCAAAACCAATAACTGTAAGTCAGTTAGATTGGAGTGAGTGTATAGAATATTTGGAGAAGAAGTATGATTTTGAATCCCGTAATTATGCCAAGTCTAGTTATAGTACGTTCAATACAAAACCTTATCTAGATTTCTGGCATTATATATGTGATTCTCAAAATCCTTCTAATGGAGGTACTATTTATTTTGATAAAGATAGTTTGGATATATGTAAGTTTAATCATGAAGACAAAGACTTGCCTAAAGAGTTTAGAGGCTGGCGAGAGAAGATAATTGGGTATATCCTCAACGAATTCGGGGAAGGGAAAAACAAACAATGTGAATTCAAAACTGAATGGTAAATTAATTATGAAAATAACAACTAATATATATGGCGTTTTCTTTAAAGGAAACAATGGTAAATGGTCTAAGAACCCGGTTTACGAAGAACTAGTAAATGACAGGGAAATTGCTTCTAGTAGTGGGCTTGAAGAAACAGCCTCACCTAGAAAGCATAGAATAGCTTATAATAAAGCCTCAGCTAGAAATCTACATAAGAAAACCAAGCTTATGCGGATGGTTTGGGAAGAAGTTTGATTATATGTTTTTATCTGGAATAATTGTAGGATTCCTGGTTAGACATATTCTATGGTATTCTGATAAGAGAAAAACGTTAGTCAATCTGTTTAAACATAATAAAGATAAAGATGAACATTAATATAACTAGAGTTGATGGAGCTATTTTAATAGACCCAGCACCTAGTTATATAACATCTTATCTACAATATTCACACAGGAGCTTTGGTTTACAAGGCTATAAGAGAGTTAACAAATTCGAAAAGAAAGAATTGTACACCGCAGCTCCTGAAAGTGGTATTATCTCCTTTGCTGGGTTTTTTGACAAAGTTTCTAAGTTAATTGAATCAGAGAATGATACTCTGGTAGTAGATGATTGTAGAACATTTGTTAAAGAACCCAACTTAGCAGCAGTAAGAGATATTAACTGGGATGGTATAGACAGTACTGGCTTAAGAGACTATCAGATTCCTTTGTTAGTTGAGTTTTTGTATAAAGCTTGGGCAGGTAACGGTATTTGTTGTGCAGCTGGTGGTGCTGGTAAAACTATATTAATGGCTTGTACTTATGCTGCTTTTCAAGAAATAGGTCCAACTATTATAGCTATGCCGTTAAAAACTATATTTGATACAACTTATCTTAAATTTACTAAGCTATTTCCTAACAAGCATATAGGTAGAGTAGGTGGTGGTTTTAATGATATTTCAAATGATATTACTATAACTACATATAAATCATTAAAAAATGCTTCATTAGAGAAGTGTAAGTTATTGATAATGGATGAGATACAGAGTACTACTGGTGAGACAACGGTATCTACATTAAGTAGTATTACCCCAGTCAGAATGTTAGGGTTTACAGCTACAGATAAAAACTTGTTTAATGGCGCTGATAAACTGTTAAAAGGTTTATTTGGTGAAAGATTAATATATTTCCCTTACGCTGATGCTGAAGCTGCCGGTGCTGTAGTTCCTTGTAATGTATATATGGTTAGAGTTCCAGATTCTGCTAGATTTAGTGGAGATAGTATGGATGCTAAGCTGATTAGAGGTATAAAAAAGAATGAGGTTAGGAATAAGTTGATAGGTGAAATTTGTAGTTCCATTCCTAACAATTGGCAGAGTTTGACGTTTGTAGATCATATTGCTGACCATCTAATTCCATTATACAATTTCATGCCTTCTGGTACTAATTATGTACATAGGGGTCAGGGTAAGGAATTTGGAGCCTTTTCTTTAAATGTAAAGACTCAAGATAAAAATTTGAATGACTTTAGAGAAGGAAAATATCAACACCTAATTGCGACAGATGCTTTGAAAGCTGGTTGTGATTTGCCTGAAATTAGAGTAGTAATTCAAGCTAGTGGTGGAACTAGTGAAGTAGAAATATTACAGGAAGCTTATAGAGGGGCAAGAACAGCTCCAGATAAAGAAGGTTTTTTCTTAATAGACTTTCTAGATAACCACAATGAAACGCTTGAAAATATGGCCATGAAAAGAATGGCTATCTATGAAAAACAAGGTTGGAAAGTTAAGATAGTAAATACTCCTAAAGAAATAGATTGGAGTTGGAATAAAGAAGAATTAAAAGAATTATGATAAATGAACACAATATTGGAACAACAACTTAAGCTTAAATATAATAAGGTTAAAGTTAGTGGAGATTGGTTTTATATCCCTTGTCCTACCTGTGCACCTCATAATAAGAATAAAATGAAAAGATATGTGCCAGCAAATGGATATAATAGTGGTTGTTTCATTTGCGGAATTAAACAGGATGTAGCAACTCTGGTAGATGGTTACTATATACCTTCTAATCTAGTAATTGAAGAAAAGGAAGAAGTAAGAGAAATAAACCAACTATCTCTGGTTCTTCCATATAATCATGCTATTCCAGTCAATCAATTAGCAGAAGATCATCCAGCAATTCAATTCTTGTATAAAGATGAATTGAGAGACCTGGATACTTATGCTAATGAATACAAGATAGTGTTTGTGCCGTTTGAAGGTGGTAGGAACTTTCATAATGGTAGAACATATATTACTAGTGCTGAGAGACTTATATTCCCGGTATACTTTAATAATAGTCTGGTAGGTTGGCAAATGAGAAGTATTCCTGGTACTATATATGGTGATTTGCAAAATGTTGTAAAGTACTACCATCTATTTCATAAAGGTGATTACTTATATAACTATGACAATGCTAAAAAGTTTAAGCAAGTAATTGTAGTTGAAGGGGTTAAGAAAGCTTTAAAATTCCCTAATAGTGTGGCTACTTGGGGTTGTTGTATATCCAAGAATCAATTAAAGTTGATACAAACCTGGCCGGAAGTAGTTATGTTATTAGATTCAGATAAGAATAATGACAATACGCAAAAGATGGCTAATAAGTTTGTTGATAACATTAATTTAGGTGGGAGTTCCAAGGCCATAAATATAGATTTAGCAAAATACGATGCTTCTTCACCAGATGACTTACCTAAGGATATCTTGCAAGAAATAGTTGATAATGAATGGAGGATAAATGTACATTGAAAATTCGAATACTGCTTTAATAGAGGAATTTTGCTATGAATTTGCTAAACAATGTAATTATGTGCTTACTAAGAGTTTAAAAAGCCAGTTATATAATCCAGTTAGTAAAGCATTGGCTATTAGTAGAGAGTTAGAGGTAGAGCCAAAAGTCTATGTAGCAGCTCATGTCTATTTCTCTCCTTTATTAAAAGGTTATACTAAACTGACTCCAAATCAGCTGTATACTAGAGATTCCAAGACTTATGTTGAAGAATATCTTAAATTTGACAGACATATAGATAGAGAGTTTGAGACTCAATGTAGAATATTGGCTGAATGCCTGGATAATGGCTGGAAAGAAAGATTAGCTTTATTAAATTCTACTTTAGACTTTTTACCCTGGTTTAGAGTATTAATATCTACGGAAAGAGATGAAGAAATTATTAGAGTATATAGTGATGTAGCTACTAATATGTTAAGAAATGATAAACCTCTGCTAAACTATCTTAAGACAATTAAATCAGATAGTGGTCAGGGATTGGATTTTTCAAGGTTACCTAGATTATGAATGATACAAATTTTACTGAGCCTTTAACCGATGCTGATTTTTCGGAATTGTTGATTAGGCATATGCTATTATCTCCGGAAGTGAGTAATAAAGCTAAACAATTGAATATTGTAGGAGATGATTTAGTATTGGATGATACTTATGGTAATCAAGTATATAAAGAGCTGGTAAATATCATTAATAGTATAGATGTTAGACCAGTGCCAGCTAATACATTGTTGGATGGCTTAAAACATAAATTTGAGGATGGAACTTTAATTGATAGTTTAAAAGATAATACACTTGAACTATTTGAGTACTTCTATAATGCAGATAGGTTGTTGGAGAGTCCTGAGTTCTTTGATAGTAGATTGTTACCTTTCCTAAAGAATAGGAGGGCACAGAAGCTTATTAATAAGTATAGGGATGATGTTCATACCTTAACCAGTGAATTAAATAAACTCAATTTAGATTTGGCTGGCGATTCTCCTATGAGCAGGCCTAGGGTGATGAATCCTTTTAGTAGTATCATATTCAAGACTAAGAGTAGTATGATAGGTACAGGTTTAAGTAAGCTGGATGAGAAGTTGGATGGTGGACTATTATCTAGTGAATATGCTATGTTGCTAGGATTTTCAGGTGGGGGTAAATGTCATGGAAAAGGTACTAAAATATTAATGTATGACGGTTCAATAAAGAATGTTGAAGATATTAAAGTGGGTGAATTACTAATGGGTAATGATTCAACATCTAGAGAAGTACTTAGTTTGGCTAGGGGTAGTGAGCAAATGTATAAGGTAATTCCTGTTAAGGGGGAACCTTGGACTTGTAATGAATCTCATATCCTTAGTTTAGTATGTAATACTCAATGTGGTTTTGGTTATCAATATGGTAAGGGAAATATAGTTAATATGACAGTTAAGGATTATTGTGCTCTAATAAGAACTAAGAAAGATTGTCTTAAATTATATCGAATTGGTGTTGATTATCCTGTTAAACCTTTGAATATGGACCCGTATATCTTCGGTTGTTGGATAGGAGATGGAACACGAGCAGCACCGAAGATTACAAATACTGATCCAGAAATTATTAGTGTAATGATGGAATGGGCTAAAATCAATAAATATAAGGTCAGACAGTATGATATTACTTATTGTTTTAGTAGAAAACCTGAAATAAATATATTTCGTAATGAAATAAAAAGAGCTAATGGTAATAATCAAAAGAGAATTCCTAGTGATTATTTGATTAACTCTGAAAGTAATAGGTTGCAGTTATTAGCTGGTATTATAGATACTGATGGATATCTACATCATAACTTTTATGAAGTTGTAACTAAGTATGAAGGTTTGAGTCAAGATATTCTTTATTTAGCTAGAAGTTTAGGGTTCGCAGCATATAGTTATCCTAAAATAGCTACTATGAAAAGAGAGGATGGATCAATATACAGATGTAAAGTATATAGAGTTAATATAAGTGGACACGTAAATAAAATTCCATGTAAAGTTATTAGAAAGCGGGCTGGGATAAGACAGCAGATTAAAGATGTATTACATGTTGGTTTTACTGTTGAGCCTATAAACGATAGAGATTATTATGGTTTTGAATTATCAGGTAATCATCTTTATCTTTTGGGGGATTTTACAGTAACACATAATACAGCTGTAGGTACTAATATGGTGGGTATATCTGCGGAAATGGGTAGAAAGGCGGTTTATATATCTTGTGAAGAGCATGAAGATGATTTAAGCCAAAGATTCTATTCCAGAGTATTTAGAATACCATATAGACAATTAAGACAAGGTAGTGCTAATATAGAATTGGAATCAAAGTTTAATGAAGAATTAACTACTGAGAAAATAAAATTTTTAAAAGATAATCTCTGTTTAATGGGTTTAAAGGGGATTGATGGTGCTATAACTCCTAATCTGCTATATGAATTGTTAAAACAAAACTATGAAGAAACTGGTTTTATACCAGAACTAGTAATGCTAGATCAATTACAATTCATAACTCCAGATGCACCTATAAGAAAGAATATGCAGACTTATGAGATTGAAGGTATGACTGCAGCTGAGTTAGACCAATTATCACATAAACAAATAGGTGGTAAAGGATTTGTATTGTGGGTACAGCATCAAGCTAAAGGCAAGACTAGGGCATATTTTACTATAGATGAAATTCAAGGTTATAAAGCAATAGTAAATAAGCCAGACTTGGTTTTAGGTGTAGGCAGAGCTGGTGATAAAAGTGATGAGATAAACTTGTTTCCTTTAAAAATAAGACATTCAGCTGACTTTAAAATAACTCTTAAGACTGAATTTGAATATATGACAGTAACATCCACGTTAGTTACTAATGACTTACCATATCAAAATTCTACCATGACAGAAGTAGATCGTACTGGTATTAGACCAGTCACTTATTAAATTTTATGGGAGAAACACTTAATGAAGATACCTTATACTATTTCTTATGCCCATTTAAGGATAGGTACTATACGTTATATTTAGGCTGGTTGAATAAGATACTAATTGAAGCTTTTAGGAAGTTGGGTGAGGAAGAGGGACATATTTATATACAGAGTGAATTTGAACAACATACTTTCATTAATTATATAGACCAGCCCCTTTTCCTCATCGAATTTGATAAAGAAGGCATTGAGAAGTATTATAGTGATGACCATGAATTAGAATTAGAGCCGGAAGAAGGAGAGGTTTATAAAGATAATGAACCTGACACTATTAATTATCCAGCTTACTTTACTAAAGGTATTGAATCACTTCTAGATTATAAATTAGGCAAACATTTATATGCTAATGTAGAAGGAGAATGGATACAGATAAAATTATGATGACAATTGATGAATTTTTAACAGAATATAATACATATAGAGTAGCTGGAGCTTCATTTATACAACCTTCAGGAGATCACGAAGCCAAGTTGATGTTAGTTCTTAGTTATCCTAGTTATGATGCTCTACAAACTGGTAACTTATTAGCTGGGGATAATGGTGATGAACTTAAAGCAGCCCTGGATTTGGCCGGCTTTCAAGAATCTGATTATTATTTAACTGCTATGGTTAAATTTGATGTAGGTTCAGCCGGAAAGCCTACTAAACAGATGATTGAACAATGTAGCGGTGTACTGGATTTTGAGATTAAAACAGTTAAACCTAGATTGATCCTTACTTTAGGAGCTGAGCCGTTTAAAAGGATTAAGAAAGAGAAAAGCAAGGTTACTAGTTATTTAGGCAATATTATAGATTGTCCTTATGACTGCAAGCTGTTACCTAACTATTCTCCTGGAATGATAGTTGGCCAGGACCCTACACTAAGGTCTGCATTTAGAGAGGTGTTTACTCTAGCTAAAAGATTTATAGAAGATAAGCTGGATTATACTAGATATGATAAACTAGTAGTAGATGACCCTGAATTAAGTAAAGTTATTATACAAGAATATATAGATAAGAAGGCATTCCTAGTAGGTTATGATGGAGAATGGAAGGGGAAGAAGATGACTGATGATGAGGTCATGTATACTTTTCAGTATTCTTGTGAACCTAATGTAGCTATTGTATTGGATATTTCAAAAGATGGTGTAACTGAGAATAAAGAATTACTTGATACAGTAAAGCCATTATTAGAACATCCACAAGTACAAAGAATGGGTTGGAATATTAGAGTTGATGATGAAAGGCTTAAATTGAGAGGGTTTAATTTATCTGATGACACTCTATTCTTTGATGGTATGAAAGCTTGTGGATTCTTAGATAGTAGGTATCCTAAAGGTCTAGAAACTGGTATTAAGTACTTCACTAACTATAAACCTTATTATAAAGAGATGCCAGATCTCCTCAAAAAGCATGGGTTGAAGTGGGAAGAGTTAGCCCAATTAAAGTTATTAGAGCCTGATTTCTTTTATGAGTATTGTGGTGGTGATGCAGTAGCTCATAGGACTGCTTGTTTAGCTATGAAGGAAAGTATGGATAAGTTACCAGAGAAAGTAAGAACTTACTTTTATAATACATATCTACCTTTAACTCATTATTTCATGGATTTGGAGTTAGCTGGGATACCTATAGATTTGGTGAAAATGGAAGAAATGACTAATCAATATGTATCTAAATATGAAGAACTTAAAGATATATTAAAAACTAGATTAACTGGTATCTTCCCAGATTTTAATCCAGCTAGTGCACCTCAAAAGAAGAAGTTATTATATCAAGTACTCGGTTTAGCCCCAGCCTTTTATACTAAAAAAGGAAAGATTAAACCCAGAGCTTGGTACGATCAACAAAAAGCAGGTACAAAGAAGCATTATTCTCCTAGTACTAATAGTAAATCATTAAGTACTATATGTTTCGATCTAGAGAAGGAATTGGAAAAACCACAACCAGATAACTTAATACAGGATAAATATATTATAGTTAAGAATCTATTAGATTTAACTAGAGTAGGAGTATTTGCTACTAAGTTCTTGTGTAAAACTGGTACTGAGTTTGAAGAAATAGATGAAGCAGATCTGGAAGGTGATGCTGACGAGGATGCCAAAAAGAGTTCATATTGGGCGGCTATTTGTAAAGATGGCAAGATTCACCCAAGTTTTTATGAATGCTTGGATAACTTTAGAAGTAGTAGCAAGCCTAATGTACAGAATCCAGCTTCCAAAGTGTTAAGTAATATCCCTAATATATTTGTGCCTGGTTATAGTTTAATGAGTAAAGATGACCAAAAGAAGAATTATCATCTAATACCAAGTAATCTTAGACATATATTCTATTCCGGGGACCCTGATTGGTATTGGGCTGAGATCGACATAGCCAGTGCCGACCTCGGAATATTAGCATTCCTAAGTAAAGACCCTAAATATATAAATGACATTCTTAGTGGTGGATTTCATTTAACCAAAGCTAGAGAGTATTTCCAAGACCCAAATGTAACTAAAAACGATTATTCTAAATATGTGTCAGCAAAGTCTATTACATTTAGAGTATCATACACTTCAGAACTATTAGCTGCCTCAATGCCTATTCAAGCAGAGATTTATGCAGAAAGTGGCATTTATCTACCTATTCAACGTATCGAATATGCTTTGAAGACATGGGAGCAATATACACAATATATGGAGTTTAGGAAGCAATGTATGCAGCAAGTAGAAGAATATAAGTATATAGAGAATGCTAGAGGTTTAAAATACCATTTCGAAGATAGTGATGACTTTAGAATATTGGCTGGTTGGAAGAATGAAAGTTTGGCTTTTCCACCTGCTAGTGAATTAGCATTGTTTATGTGGGATATATGTGTAACTATGAAACGTTATCTAGTTAAAGAAGGGGTCTGGATGAAGTGGATTAAACCAGTAAATAGTGTTCATGATGCTGCATATTATCTTGTACATAAAGATGTTATGAAAGATAATTGGTTTCCTGAAGTTTGTAAGAACTACTTTACTAAAGAATGTAAAATAGCTACTGGTGATACTTTAGGAATGGAAATGTCAGTAGGAGATAGATGGAAATGTAAGGAGGAGGCTTTTCATGGGGAGACGGTCTGGGACTTCAATAATAAATGCTGGAATTGGAAATAAGTCTGATTCTATAGCAAACAACAAACAATAATAACAACAACTATATGTTAATAATTAATCTAAATACTAAACGTGTCAATCAAAGCACCATTGACCCCGACATTGTAATCTTGACTGGTGCATCACAAGAACTGATTACTAGCCTGCAAAAGCATGTATTGTCAGCGTCTGGTACAGCCAAGATTTCAACTAATGAGATTCCGGTAAATACTAATAGGGTTAGTAGGACAGTGCCAGAAAGTACTTATGCTTCAGCTGATTCAAATTTCACTGAGAACTTTGAGAAGCTGAGTGAGGTAATTGATAATATTACCAACAATGCATTTGAGCCTGCAGTTAAGGTTAAGACTACAAACTCAAAGCCTAACCGTACTTTGCTCAGGAATAAGGTTAAGGCTAAGGCTAAGAAGAATGTAGTACCTGCTCCTTATACACGTGACTTGTTGACAGTAATTGACGATCTTTTAAGTAATGAAGACTTTGTAAGTGAAGTAAGAGCTACCTATCTTGATAGAGGTAATTTCATTTCTGAGAATACCATTCTTACACCTCAAAATGTTAAAGTAGCATTGGCTTTGTGGGGGTATTATGGAATACAGAATCCATTTAGCTCTAGTAACGGAGTTGATACTATTAAAAGTAATATCCGGACTAGCCAAGATACTATTATAAGGTTGAATTCGAAGTTTAAAATTCTTTATGTAGAGGGTGATGGTTCTTCAACCAAATATAGTGTTAGTGAAGAATTCGATCAGATTGTAAGACTGGTGCTTGCTTCTGACGAATTTATGGATCTTGCTCAAGTCTTGCCAGCCTATAAAAGTTAAGTAAATAACCTCAGCCCCAATAACATCTAGTTGTTGGGGCTTTTTCTTATGGATGACCCAATTTTATACATAACATTTAAAGATACTGTATCTAGTAGTAATGACAAAGGTTTAGGTATAGTGGTTGAGAATTTACGTAATCAACTTCTTAATGTAGCAGACAAAATTAAGGCTGATCCTGAAACCATCTATCATTATATTAGACAAGATTTACCTATTCTTCAGATTAATTTATCAGCTCCAATAATTGTATCGCCCAGTGCTGGCTGGCCCCCACCTCAAGAAACAAATAATACACAGATTAATGGTGAACAAACTTTAATAGATCAAATTTTCAAAGATCTAAAGAAAACCCATAAAAGTGAAGCAATAATCAAATATATGGTTCAAAATTCTGGTATTGACCTTACCGTAGACCAGATAGCCCAAGGAGCTTCAATAACTAAACAAGAACTGACTTCCTGGTTATCTCAAACAGCTAAAAAGATTCCTGCAATAGAAAATACTTCTAGAGGAATATACAAATTTAACCCTAATCAATTAACTTAAACTATGCCTGTCCCAACTAATAAAATCAGCCTCCTATTTACAGTTCCTTTAGAATCGAGTGACTCCAAAGTAGTAAGAGCTGCTTATAAAGAGCTAGCTTCCCAAGTCCTAAGATTTGCTGAAGCTATTAAAATTGATCCTAATATCATGATTGTACATACTACAGTCTCTGAAGACCTCAAAGACCTTAAAGCTTGTACTCATACTATAGTTGACCCCAAACTAGCAGAACTCCAAACCATTAATAAGAAAGTAGCTAGTGGTAAGTCTGCGGTAGATAATCCTAATCAACCTATTACTGAACTTTCTAAAGGGTTTGAAGATGAACCGGCTAGAGTTACTTCAATGCCTATGTCTGAATGGAAGGAAGAGAAGGAGGCAGTATCTATTCCAGTAGTAGATGTAGATAAGTTGAAGGAGAAGCTGCTTGAGCAATTTCAAAGATTAACTACCAAGACCAAGGCTGTGATTGAGTTTCTAGCCAATAATCATGATAAGGAAGTAACTAGTGAAGAGATTGCTACTGGAGCTAAACTAGAAGCTAAAGAGATTACTAGCTGGCTTAGTCAAACTGGTAAAACAGTTAAAGCACTTGAGAATGTTAAACGTGGTGTTTATAAGCTTAATTCAACTAAGGTGAAGATTTAATTTAGCAGCTCCTTAATAGTAAGTATTCAATTACTGAAATTAAGGAGCTTTCTTTAATTATGTTAAGTACTTTAAAACCATCTAATAATAGCAAAGTTAGATTTATTCCGAATCATAATAATACGTTTGGATTGACACACGGTTCACCTAAGAATGGTGGGACATGTATTGGTGCAACTTGTGGTCCTGGCGGTTGTTTGGATATAAGAGATGGGCTTAAACGCCAGACTTGTTATGTTTCCAAGATTGTGCAGATTTATAAGAATGTGGGAAAAGTTTTAACAAGTAATTCTGAATTATTGGTGGGAAAAACCCAACCAGAAATGACAGAGTTACTTATTAGAACTTTTCAAACATTCAAAGATAACAATAAGAAGGAGAATTGGTATTATAGACTTCATTGGGCCGGCGATTTCTTTTCCGAAGACTATGCCAGGGCTATGGTCGAAGCTTGTAGTACATTCCCAGAAATAAGATTCTGGGTATATACTAGAAGTTTTGACTTTGTACCTATTTTAGTTGAGGCTTCAAATTTAGCAGTATATCTTAGTTTAGACCCGGTAAATAAGGATAAAGGGTTAAAGATATATGAGGAATTGAGATATAGATATAATAATGTAGGGGTGGCTTTTATGGGACCTAGAGATGTTACCAATATTAAGTTTATTAATTGCCCGGAAACTCACGGGAAGATAGAAAATACTAAAGATAAAGGAGCTTGTGCCAAATGTAAGTTGTGTTTCACTTATACAGATAAGATACAACTAAGAAATATAGCATTTAGCTTACACTAAATTATGATAAATGAAGAAACAAGCGTAACAGTGGATTACATCAGAGATAATATTGATGAATTATTATCTTTGGCAAAGGAGAAGTTTGACAGGATTTATGGGACAGATGCGCATAGTAGAGAACCGATAGCATTTACCCAGTTCGTGCATGCTCTAATATCATTTAGAACTGATATGTTAATTGATTTTTTAGGCAGCAATATAGATGATTTGAGGAAAGCATTCTTCTTAGCAAACGAGATAGATTCCGATGACCTGAATTCTATTGATTAATTTATATGAAAAAACTATACGATTATTTAACCGGAAATTGGGAACATACAGACCTTAGATGTTCTGTTGCTGAACAATTAAAACATATAGATGAAGAATGTCGGAGTGCTTATGCATTAATACCTAAAGTAACTGAGGTAATTGCTAAGCTACAAAAAAAAGAAAAATTAAGTGAACTTGATAAAAATATTATAAATCTTGCATCGGCTCAGTATACATTAACTACAATAAATGTTAATAAACGATTTGCATATCTTACAGGACAAGGACGAAATATTAATGAGTTTTTAACAAAGGTAATTGTAGGTCTTACTGTTATCTTAGTAGTTATTACAACATATCCTTGTATATTTCATGATATATTAGGTTGGTTATATCATATAACAAAAATGTCGTAAATAACATATCTATATGGGTAATCAAGTATTAACCAGGGCTAGTTATTGGACATATCTACCTAATTCGACTAAATCTTATTGGCAGAAGTTGGCAGATAGAAATATAGCTATTATATGTACTCATAGGGCAAGTTCTAGAACTTATCAAGGAGAAACTAGAGTAAGAATTGCTTCTACTGCTGGTAAATTCGGTAAAGCAGCAAAGATAGTTAATTTAGATATTTTAAAGATGTTAAATGATGGGTATGTCTGGCGAAGCTACCCATAAAATCAAAATTCCCCACAAAAAGCACCACAAAATTAAAAGTCTGGTCTAAAATAATTCGTGACCTGTTTATCGTGTCGTGATACAATTAATCAATAAACAGGATTAACTGACACTAACTAAACACTAATTATTATGAACAAGACTGATACTAAACCTATTATCGTTAAAATCAAGATTCTGGACCAAACTGGACACACTACTTTGGAACAGGCTATTGATGATGCAATCAAGACCGCTTTTACCTATAATTTTACAAATGGTAAGAACATTAATGTACGTGGTGAAAACGGAGTAGTTCCTTTTGAACTATTCGCCAAGGATATTAATGATACGGAAGGATTGCTCAGTGATACGATTAGACTCCATAAAGCTCTCACTCAATTCGAAGACCCTTTAATTTTCATTACTGGTGCTTTGGCTGGTGGAGCGAACTAAACGCGGAACCCTCGGAGCAAATCTAATACTAGTAGGTTTGCTCCACTTAATTTAAACCTATGTCTTTTATCTCACCTGAAAACTTTCAATATTACGCTAATTACTTTGCTCAACTAACAAAAGCCAAATTAGACTATGAAATAAATAGATCTGAAAAATATGTTAGTGATGATCAAGGGAATTCAGCATATCAAGTAACCTTTCATCCAATTTTTAAGAATATTACGACTTTAGACCAATTAGCCTCAGTTTGGTCAGCTGCTCCCAACCCTATACCTGTAGATGCTATTAGAGGTGGGGTTATAACTGATGAGTTGCTTAGAAATCCCAACTGTTGCATAGTTAGTGGAAGTGTGTATAAACAAAACATTACTTCAATTAAGTTTTATGCTAATAGTGTGTTTGATTCAACTAATTGTAATGTAAAAATTTACTTAATAAACAATACTGTCCTTGAAAGAGTGGTAAATGCTAGGACTATCAGAGTATGTAGTTTGGGCAGTCTTTATAACAATGGTAAGATTGTTTTCTGTGGTGATGAAAACACTCCCTGGTTTAATTATATAGATAAAGGGCATATCATAATATTTGCTTCTGCTGGAGAACAGATGGAGGGTAATAGCCGTACATTTGTCACAGATGCTATAACTTTGGATATGAACTATATAATTGCAGCAGCTTCCATCTATCCTCCCGCCATAGATGATATATTACAGAACAAAGCATTTATTCCTAGTAAGGATAGTAGACTAGCTTTGTTAAGGGTGGAGAAAGCTATTCCAGCCAGATATCGAGAAGCTTATTTAGCTAGAAAAGCCAAGATACAGGAAGACTTTAGCAAAAATACCACTAATGTAATGATTGGTAAATTGACTAGGAAAGAAAGTCCGTTTATTGAGCTTAACGGTATCAAGATAACTGCTACCAAAGCTGATTATATAGCTGGTCATGTAACAATAGAAGCCAATAATCTAGCTGAAGTTGTCTTTGCTAAACTAAATCCCAATGAAACGGAATGGGATATATTCACATTGATAAACATATATACTGATTGGGTTAATGAACAATTCAGAAACTTGCCACTTAATGCTGATGGGTCTGGCTGTTCAGCAGCCAAATCGTTCTCATTTAAAATCAATGATATTCCGTTAAAGGTGAGTTGTTTTACTGAGAATACTAGGAGGGCGGTAAATGATCACTTAATCAATGTAGATGAGCTGAGTGCTGTTCTTAAAAGAGCTAGTTGTTATCAAGCAGTTGAAGGCGAGGATAATGTAAAGAACTTTGACAAGTTTATTTCTAATGTATCCAGGCATTCATTGAAGATTCGTGATATCTGGTCTAATGGTATGCCAGTTAAAACTGTTTACTTAGAGAGTGACAGGAATAGTTACGGTAAACAGGCTACTATGAAGCATCCTAAGCTAAGGTTTATTCATAAAGATAAGAAGGGTTTCTATCTAATAGTGAATCAATATGATAGTAAGAATAAGTCTAAGATCATTTCGACTAATGAGTATAGAATAGGTAAATTTGCAGCATTCATTAAAAGGGTGGAACAGGCGAACAGAAGTAATTATATGAATTATGTTCATGATTATAGTCGAAATTCTGAAGGTTACTATCTACCACTATCAGGAACTAACAAATGTGCAACTGAACTATTAATTATTTTAGCTGAATTTGCTGGTGATATTACTGAAGAGGATAAGAAGGCATTGATAGGTTCCATTAATTATGAGCTGAGTGAAGCTGAAAAGAAATCTGAAGAATTGTTGAAAGAAGCTTGTCAACTAACTAACTCTAAAGAAGGTACTAGAGACGGCAAGGTTGGCTATATAGTACCAGGAAAGATGAGAACTTATTTCGTTGAAGCTGAAGGTACCCATAAAGTTTACGATAATGACCCCAAAGCTACTAATCCTTATTTCTGTGTAGTTAATAAAGGAGATATGGGTGTAGGTAGAGATGCATTAGTAGCTCGTATATTCGCGCTACATAATGACCAGATGATGGCTAAACAAATTCACACATTACAAAGATAAAAAAATATGACTCGTGAAGATTTAACCTTCGCGACCTGTTATCAACTAGCACAACTTATTTCTGAAGACTGGGAAAACCAGCCTTCAGAAGTAAAGCATGCTATTTATCTATTAAAACCAATAGATGAACCAGGTGAATTATTTTGGGGAGTTCCTCCAATAGTAAATCCACTTAAGTTAGCAGCGTCAGAAAGGGAACCAGACTCCATAAGATTGAATAGAAAACTATATGAACTAGAAGTAGTTTCAAAGTGTTTTAAACTAATAATTGAACATTCTGATCAATGGCAAACACAAAATTCTGACGACCTAAAAAAGGAAATCATTTCAAGAGTAAAAGAATATGAAGAAGAAATCATTAGCATCTCTAAACCTGTGCCTTTTACATGCCATATCCAAATATGATGATGATTTATTAGAAGAACAAGGTGGATTTATATTAAAAGAAGTTGGTGTGGATAACTATGAATTTGTACCAGTTACTAATGCCTTAACCGGTACGCATGCCGCTAAAGGTTTGTATATAGCTGAAACAAGTGAATTTAATAATAAGGTTGCAGCTAGAACATTTGATGATACCTGGACTGTCTTTGCTAGTTATCATACTCATCCTTTAGGTATGCGAGCATTACCTAGCAATACTGATGTCTCAAAATTGTTCACTAATTTCCCGGTTAACTTTATCTATGCTCCTGATAGAGAGTTGAATAGATTTGATTATAACCCAAACTATGTTAAAGATGGTTCTGATAGTAAGTGGATTTTTACTAATGTAAGTAACTTTAATGGCTTTAAAGGAGATAATAAAATTGAAAAATGGATTGAATCTGAAAATTTATGAATACTGAAACTAATACTGAAACTAAACCTGAAACTAATACTGAAACTAAACCTGTTATAGAAATAGATCCTTCATCAGTTGGGCATTTTTGTACTGTTAAATATGAGGATGAAGAAGAACCTGTTGATGGAATTATAGTTGAATATAATGATCCATGGTTTCTAGGTGATCCAACCGTAGCAGTTTTTCTTTTAGATGCGTATATAATTGATGCCTCAGTTGAATTGGACCAGATAATTGAAATAAGAGGGCTTGTAAAATCTGATAAATCTAAATGAAATCTAAAGTAAAAATAGATAGGATAGGAATTGCAGGACAAGGCGGAATTGGGGCTTTTTTAACTAGATTCTTGTTTGATTATGGAGCTAAACGTAATCAATTTGACTTTAGTGGTTGTACAGTTGATACCTTCGATATCGATATCGTCGACGCCTCTAATCTTCTTCATCAAGATTTTACAGATGATGATATAGGTAGATACAAAGCTGACATTGTGGCTGAAAAGTGCTTAAATCTTGTAAATCCTAATAAAAGGTTTATGGAGGTTAAGGATTTTGAGAACTATGATGTTATTTTTAGCGCTGTAGATTCCATGTCCTTCAGGTCTTCACTCTACAAGTATGGATTCGATCACCCTAGTTTGATGTGGATTGATGGAAGATGTAGTTCTAGACAGGTAGGACTATATCACTCTAAATTGAGTAGAACGGTATTGGAAAAGGCAATTAATGATAGTAAAGAACGTACTGGATGTTTGTTGGAATATGACAAGAAAAATAAAACTTCTCATGTAACTCCTCAAATAATCGCTGCTATGATGACTCAAACTTTTCTCAATTATATTAGAGATGAATTACAGCTTGACCCTGTTGTTCTTCTTTTGTAATATGAGATACGAAAATTAAAGCGAGGGTTGGCATATAATCTATACCAACCCTTCAAAACTAAAATATAAACAATGACAATAAACTAATAACTAATAACTAATTAAATATGGCAATTATTCGTGCAAGTAAAGCGTTTGAAGGTAGTGAACTTACCCAAAAATCTGCAACCTATATCAAGTCCAATACCCGGATAGTGGATTTTAAGAATAAGGAGAATGGTGTTTACCTATTCCTTTTAGGGGCATATAAAGAAGATAGTGCTGGTAATGGTGTGTGGTATAAACCGGTTAAGATTCGTGATAATTACGGGGTGAGCATGTATAAAAAGAAATTTGCTATCCAGCCTAACTGTCCAATTGAGTATTTTGCAAATAAAGTGCTGCAATTTGCTCCTGATATGGCTAAGAGTAGGGAGATCGAGGAAGATGGCAGAAAGAAATGGATTTATCCAGTTTGGGGTAGGACTGCTTGGAGAGTGCTGTATAATGCTGCTATCTTCAATGATTATGGCGCTGGTGTTCATGTTTTGGATTTGCCTCAATCTGGTGGTGCTAGTGTGATTGATGAACATGTGAGAGGGAAGCAGGCAGATGGTTCACCAAATCTAGATATTACTGACTATGAGCATGCTGTTCCAATCAATATCAAGCTAGACTTGAAAGTGAAGGGTCAACCGTGGAAAATAGCTATTCAGACGCAAAAGACTTATCCTTTGCCTCGTGAATTGGCAGATACTGATTATTTGTATAATCTGGATGAAGTTATTGCATATCCTGATAAACAAGCGCTTATTGATGAGCTTAAGAGTCTTGTACCTGTGGATATATTTAGAAAGGGCTTGGAAGGTTATTCAGATGGTCTCACTCCTGAATTTACATCTACTCCTGAAACTCCAGAAGTAGATGTTAGGTCAGAAGTACCTCCAGTATATGAGAATCCGGTAGCTTCCATACCAAGGTCTAACACAGCTAAAACTGTGGCACCAACTGTAAGTATTCCAAAAGCTAATACTGAGCCTAAAGCTTCAGAACCAGTAGCTAGTAATAGTGATGTTTTGAAACGGGCGCAGGAATTCTTGAAGAATAAAGTTAAATAAGTAACTCTGGGAGCACTAATATTAATTAGTGCTCCCTTTTATTATGCCTACAAATAACGACGAAATATTCCAGAAATTGCTGGAAGCTACAGAACATCAGTTTAAGAAGAAGTTTAAAGACACCAATGCCAAGTTTATTCTAGCTAGTGAAGAAAAGCCAGCTATTGGATTAATAGTAGATAATCCGGCTCTAGAATATATATTAGATAGAAGGTTTTTAGCTTACGGCAGATTTTATCTAGTATATGGTAAAAAGAGTTCTTCCAAGACTTCCTTATTCTATGAAATTGCCAAGATATTTCAAAAGAATAATGGCAAAGTAATCTGGCTTGAGACTGAAAATGCCATTGACTTGGATTACGCTAAGAGCCAGGGTGTGGATTTGGATAGTGTAATGTTAATTCATCCTCAGACATTGGAAGAAGCATTAAGTATAGCTGAATCATTTATTAGGAATTTAAGTAAGCTAGATCCGGATGGACAGATGCCTATTTTGATTTGTTTAGATAGTATTGCTGGTAGTACAACTGAATATGAGCAAGACACCTCTAATAATGTAACTGATACAATGCCAGGAGCACATGCTAGACTGCTAAGTAGGTTTTATCGAGAGATGGAACATCCTTTAGCAAATGAGCGTTGTGTGTTTCTGGCATTGAACCAGTTAAAGAAAGCGGTAGGTGGATTTACTCCGTTTGGTGGTGAAGCTGAGAGTATGATGGGTGGAGAAGCACCTAGATTTAGCAGTACATATCAAATTAAAATGGAAAAGATTAAGGATTTGACTGCTGAAGGAAAAGATGATGGTCCTGAGCGGAAATTTGGCTCCATTCATCAAATAACCTGTACTAGAAATAAGTTAGGGAGGGAAGGCAATACCCAAAGAATTAGATTCGATCTATATATTGAGGGTGGTATTGATTGGTATTCTCCATTAGTATCTGAAACATTAGCTAAAAGTTATAAAGACTTGGTTACTGCTAAAGGTCCTAGGTACTCATGGAACATACCTGGAATGACTTATATTGATAAAGATGGTACGGAAAAACCTCTCAGTACTGAAGAAAGTTATTATGATAGGGATTTAGGGTATATGATAGCCCATAGTACACAAGCTAAGGAGGCTATTAGAACTGCTTTTGGAATCAGACCTCTTCCACCTCAAGCAGTAGTGGAAGAAGTTGAAGCTGAAAGACTTACTAAACGTAAGAAGAAGAAAGATGAAGAGAAATCATTATGAAGAAATTAATCAAGAAATCTAAAGTAGTTAAACGAATTGTCAAACCAATTGTCAAACCAGTCAAGGCTAAGGTAAAGACTAAGATAAAATCCAAGACTAAAGCTAAGCTGGTAAGAAAGAAGATCAAAGTAGAGGAACCTATTGAGCCAGTCAAGTCTCATATTGCAGTGCTTACAAATGTTGAAGTTAAAGTACCTAAGACAGCTGAACAGACTGCAAACTCAAGTACAACTACATTTGAGAAAGTAGTCAGAATTAGTAGCATGCCATTTGAGCAACAGATGTCAGTAGTCTTTAATCCGTTACAAACCATGACTAAAACTGAATCTCCTCCAAACATAAGTGAGGCCACAAAAATAATTGAACATCAAAACGAAAATGAAACAACAACTCCTGATAATAACACCCCATAGTTTTGTAGACCTTATCACAAATAGTAGTACCGAGCTATTCGTGTGTAGTACTAAGAAATCAGTTGAAATGGTCGAGGAGCTTTTAAAGAAGCTCCTCCTAAACCATAATGAGATGCTGGATACTCCTAATCAGTATGTTTTTTCCGAAGTATTTAAGCCAGTGGAAATAGCCAAATATACATATGATAAGGAGTTATTCTCTAAAGATGTAGTAGCTAATTATCATAATTATCATTGGGAAGACGATAATTATAAATATGTTTCACAAAGGCAAAGGCCCGATTCTTATATCCAAGCTGAAATTGAAGAAAATAAGCTGAGAAAAGAACATCCTGCCATTGTAAATCGTCGTAAGTATGAGGAGGATGAGACAAAGGAAGAACAGAAAAAACGGGAAGAAGAAAATCGAGATTATTGGAAACAAGAGAATAGAATTTGGACTCAGGTAGGTGTAGAAACATTAGGAACTGAAGTTGATTTGTTTATTGAATTCCTTAAATTAAACAAGGCTGAGCAGTATATTGATTTAGTGAATACTTGGGCAGATAAAGCTAAAGAAGATCACTTAAAAGAGCAAGGAGGTAAGTTTGTTGGGCTTCATAGAATAGTAAGTGAAGCTGAAGCTAACGAGGATAAAATACCCAAAGAATTGGCTGAGTTATTTGACTTCTTTACTTTGGTTAACGGATATGAATTTTCTATCCATAAAGGTCAAATTCTAATCTATTCAGCTAATGATAACACCATTCCTTATTCATTGTTTGAACAAATAGCTGAATATTTTTCAGCTAGACGATATCACATAGGTTAAATACATGATAAATACATTAAAGATTACAGTACATAGTTTCGTTGATCTAATTACGAATAGTAGCACAGAAATCTACATTCAAGCTACACAGAAGACAATAGAATCAATTACCAAACTAGTTGATAATATTTTAACTGTGGCTGGTAGTACGTTTAAGTGTGAGGATTTGTTTGATATTACCATAGATAAAGAAAGTTTCTATAAGAATTATTATCATGGTGAGGAGGAAGGTGAACCTAAAAAGACAGTAGAAGAATTTTTTGACATGGAACTTGAAGCAGATGCATATAGAGATATACATATAACTGTAAAAGCCAAGATTAACACTTTGGCAGCTAAACAAGCAGCTGAAATATTAAGTAGCTTAACTAGTCTATTTTGTATGGAAGCTCGCTACGATGGATGATTAAACATGTTAAAAATAAAAAGAAGAATTGAAAAAGAAGCGAATTATAGTGCGGTATTCTTTGATGGTAAAACATTAAGAATACCGCTTAATCCTTCTAAACCAATCACAGAATTACGATATCCAGAATTCTATGACCTTAGTTTTGGTGATAAGTGTGTAACTGGAAAATGTCCATGGTGTTATGCTAAAGGAAATCCTAAAGGTAAGCACTATTCTAATATAGTAGGCAAGATTGAGAAGTATTTTGGTTCAATGACAGAGAACCAACGTTGTTTCCAGGTAGCTGTTGGTGGGCAGCAAGAACCATTAGAGCATCCTGAATTCTGGGATGCAATGAAGTTGCTAAAAAGTTTGGATATTGTTCCTAACTATACTACTAACGGAGTTCTATTTGATGAAAATGTAGTTAACAAGACTAGAGAACATTGTGGTGGAGTAGCAATAACTCTACACCCTCATTTAGAAGATGATTGGAGGAAAGCGTTGGATTTGGCTATTAAGTGTAAACTTAAGGTTAATATTCATTTTATAGTATCAGATGAAGATTCAGTAGATAGGTTAATTACACTCTATAATGAATATAACGGCAAAATTGATTACTTCGTTCTATTACCTTACATGAATGTTGGTTTTGCTGCTAAGAACCCTAAAACCATAGCTTATGATAAACTTGCTGCTTGGTTAGATAGTGTCCAGAATTACGCTAATATTGCTTTTGGTGCTAACTTCTATAAGTTCCTTAATACTAATAAGAGGTGGGATGTCTCATTATACCCTCCAGAAATCTTGAGTAAATATCTAGTATTAGATGACAATATGAATTTGTATAATAACAGTTTTGAAATGAAGCTAGTTAGATATTGACATTAGTGTGTAGTCTGGCATATTAATCAATTATGTCAGACTACATTCTCAGCTTAGATAATGGTACAGGCAGCACAGGTATCGCTATGTTTGGACCTAATGATTTGGTTAGATACGAAAAGTTCCCTACTAAAAGTACTATAAACTACCAGAAAGAGGAACAACATATAACTAGAGTGGATGTTCCAGCTCTTAGAATACTATTAGTTAATTGGAACATACCTAAAGATACTATTGTACTGTTAGAAAGACCACTTATTAATCCTACTAGATTTAAAGCCAGTATATCTGCTGCTAGATGTTTTGAAGCCACTATTATAGTATTAGAAGAATTAGGCCTGGATTATAAAGTGGTTGATTCGAAAGCTTGGCAGAGAGTATTACTACCTAATATAGAAGGTAGTAATGAACTTAAGAAAGCTTCATTAGAATTAGGAAAGAAATTATTTCCTAACTTAAAACTAAAGAAAGATGCAGATAGTTTGCTGATTGGATACTGGGCCAAAAATAAAGACAAACTAGAAACAATTAAACCTATTAAAAAGAAAATAAAATTATGAAAACTTAACCATGACTAAACCTGAAATTGAACGCTATATCTCTGAAATACCTAGACAAACTGTAACTGAATATATCAACTATTGGAATACTATAAAACCTGTAAATAAAGATGAATACTATAATAGATTTGTATTTAGTCATCTTTCTGTGCATTGTAGTTGGCGAGCTAATATAAAAGCTTATAAGATGGTGATAGGTAGAGTAATACCTGATAAACAAACCTTAAAAGATGTAATATCTTATAGTGGGGTAGGACTTATTAACCTTAGAACCAAAGGTATGTGGGAGTTTAAGGAATCATTCTATAATAACCCTGCTCAATATTATAAGTCTGAAGCTGAGACTTGGGATTGTTTTCGAGATAGAATAATGAATCTCATACATGGATTAGGATATGCTAAAACAGCCTTCGCCCTGGAGTTATGTTATCCTAATGAAGCTGAAGTTACTTGTTTAGATGTGCATATGCTTAGATTATATGGCTATGATAAGTCACAAACACCTAATAAAGCTTTATATAAGGAATTTGAAGAGCATTGGGTTAATACTTGTAAGACTAATAATATTCCCCCATTCATAGCTAGATCAATATGGTGGGATAAAAATCAGGTTAATACTAATGAAAGTTTGGGTAAGTATTGGACTTATGTATTCGAAAAATAATGAATATTTTCTAGTCAGTTAATTAAAACTAAAGTTAATTGACTAGAGAGTATATGGATAAACTAACCCAATTCAAAAATCTAACTTGTATTAGAGAGTTACCTATGAGATGTTATAGTAAGAAATTTAGAATATTACACGAACACCTGCCTAATATAGATAATGAAGTCTATTATCATTTAGAATGTCTGGAATGTAATATGCAATTTGCTGTAAAGGAACTATATGATAAGTGACCCTAAAAAACAAATAGTGGATATTAATAAAACTTTTGCCAAAGAACTGACTGTCAAATACGATAAAGGTCAAAGAGAACATGGTGGTAATTTCTATGCCAAACCTACAGTAAGTAATATTAGGGAAGAGGTGGTTGATCTAGTAGCTTATACTCATGTTCTGGAAAAGCATAAAGATAAAGTGGTTCAAGATTTATGTGAGTTATGGGATAAATTGAAAGAAGCCAAATGTAAAAAAGAATTGTTAGATAGGCTAAGTGTTATTATAACTAACACTAAATATATTTGACATATCATATTCTATTAATTATATTGAACTTAATGCAAAGTTTAGTTACATCAATTAAAACTACCTACTCCCCTAATAAGGAAGGTAGTTGACAGGGTGTATTGATATTTTACACCCTAGGTTTAAGTACCTAGGGTTTTTTTGTGACAATTTGTTTGAGGCGTTACTCTTGTATTGCAGATATTGGCAAGACCAATACTCTAGTCAATATAGGTGGGATTCGTTCCTGCTAGCTGTTGTGCCTTTAAATTAACAGCTCGGTTATTATAATGTATGGTGATGAACCTAGAGTATAATAGCGTGCGGTGAATATTGATTTATTCTATAACTAATTTCTGATCTTTAAGCAGGGGTGATGTAATGGTAGCATGGACGCTTTCTTGTGTCTTGTATTGGTGTAAACCCAATCCCCTGCTCCAACTGCTCGTGTCGTATAGTGGCTAATACCTCTGTCTTTCCAACAGAAAAAAGCGGGTCGGAACCGCTCACGAGTACCAATTAACATTATGATTGCTGATATTTATGCTTTTTCTAGAGATGGATTTAGACATGATACTTTTCAAAATTTTTTAAACGGTGATTTTCATGGTGTGTTTCAGTTTGACCGGTCTACTATACCACCATATAATCTGTTTAAAGTATCAATCAATTTAGATGATTATGATATAAGTTGTGGACCTGGTGTTGTATATAATCATACTGTCTTACATTTTAGAAAGAAAACTATAAACTCCAGACCTGCAGAAAGTGGTGAACGGAGGCTTGAACCTTATTTATGAATGAATATATAGTAGGAGATGAAGTTTCTGTAACTCTTAATTCTGGTAATCGAGTTAAAGCAAAGATTATAAGTATTGATAATGACGAGCTTGCACTAAAGTTTGTAGAGTATACAGAGCTTGTAAACATTGATGCAAGCGGTGGTTCAAGCGGTGGTTCAGGCGGTTGGCCTACTATTCATAGACACATAAATGAGGTAATCTCTTTAGTATCTAAAACTAGAAAAGAAAATCCTTTTGATAGGAAACTGGAGTTTGATTTATGAAAATAACAAAAATAGCTAATAGATGGTATGACGAAAACAATAATAGTTGGTCTACAGAAGAACTAGCTACTCTATACTCACCTACCCTAACTAATTGTAGATGGTGTAGAGATTGTAGAGATTGTAATTATTGTTGTCTTTGTAGTGATTGTAGTAATTGTAGTAATTGTAGTGGTTGTAGTGGTTGTAGTGGTTGTAGTAATTGTTATAATTGTAATTGGTGTAGTAGTTGTGGTAGTTGTAATAGTTGTTATAAATGTACTGATTGTAATGATTGTAGAGGTTGTAGTAATTGTAGTAGTTGTTATAGTTGTAGTTATTGTGGTAATTGTAAAGATTGTTTTCACTGCTATTTATGTAAAATTTGTAGTAACCTTAGATTTTATGAAAAAGGATCACAATTAAATACTATTATAAGAGTGGAGGCTAATGCTTTTGACAGAAAATTAGAAATAGACTTATGAAAAAAGACACACTTGTAACATTAACCAAATTAAAACCCCTTGAAAATCCAGAGTATCCAACTCCAAATAAAGCAGACTACAGACCAGGACAATTTAATGGAAATGTAAGTTTACCAATAGATTATACAGCTACTGGAATCTTATTAAAAGATATTGAGGTTGGAGAGCCTATTCTTATGTTCAGACATATTAGAAATGGGATTAAAACTCCTGGTCATTTTTCTTCTAGCCGAGTCTCTAAAATAGAAGGTAATTTGTTATACACTAATAACAGTATTTATAAAATTGAAATATTAACTTAAACTATATGGAACAACTATATAAAAAGACAAAAAAGAACGGTAAGACTAAATATGCTAAGGTAAATTTAAAAGACTTGGCTGATAATTTACTAGTTGATAGAATGACTCTAAGCCCAGGTCTTTGGCTGGTTAAAGAAGTTCCTAATTGTAAGTCATTAAGTTCAGTTTCTAAAGTATCTAGAATACCGGATTACCCCTACGATTTTACTAGTATAATCATGAATCGTGACGAACTGGCCGATTTCCTCGTCAAATTTAACAATGATTATTCTAAAAAACATCCTAGCTCAGGGAATGGATGGCAAATATTTCCGAGTTATTCCGAACTAGCTGAGGCTATTTTAAATGAATTGATTAGACTGGCTGGCCTAGGATTTGGTGAAAAGCGAGAAGTACCTGTAACTAGAAAATTAGATTTAGAGTTATAATATGGCAGACCTATACTATAAAGTTGGAAAAAGATATAGAGTAGCTTTATCTGATGTAAGTGAAGGAGCTATGACAACATTTTTATCAGAAGATGGAATAAGACCTACCTTTCTAACTATAGGAAATTTGGAGGCAGGTATATATTTGGTAAAACCACTACCTAATACTACTTTAGTGAGCATAATCTCTAAACTAGCTAAATATCCGGATAAACCTGAATTACTGGCTCAAATAAAAGTTACCCAGTCTGAAATGGAATATTTTATTGCTGAGTATAGAAGAACTAGGATTACTAGAATAGGAACTGATACATTAAGTAATCAAGAAATAGCCAAGGTTATTTTTGATTATCTTATAGCTAAATCTGGTATTAAATTTTCGGAGAAGCCGGTTGAAAAAGTTGAACATATAGTAGAACGAAAACTAGAACTGGATTTATAACGGGGCTATAGTGATAATAGTAGCACGGAAGTTTTGCAAACTTCAGGACACAGAGCGTAACTGTGTAGTTCCAATCCGGTCTGGAAGCATTAAAGTGATGCAGAGAACTCTTAATTCTCAGAATAGGGAGCGTTACCCTAGCAGACCACCAATTAAAACGAATGATCAAATTGAACATGTAGAACTTATTACTATACCTCTGCCTATAGTACTAGAAATAGTAAAGGAGTATATAGAAGCTAAATATAATCTAACTGGTGGAGAAATATTTTTAAGAAAACAAAAAGGACCAACACCTGCTACAGGATATATGAAACTAAATGAGCCTGAATTGTATGATTTAAAATATAGAACTGTTGCAACACAAGCTGATATACATAAAGATTTATCAGAATTGCTGGAAAGAAAGTTAGAAATTGATTTGTAAGTCATTGCAAACGAAGCTTATATGGATAAGCAACCGACTTTTAATCGGTAGATAGCTTGGTTCGAATCCAGCCGTTTGCACCAATTTAATAATTTGCACTGTTATCCCGTAGAGGTAGCGGATTCGACTGTAGATCGAATGCTAAATAGCTCGGGTGGTTCAACTCCATCACAGTGCACCAAACCAAAACAAAATGAAAATAAAACTAAAATATAATGCAACGGGTGCAATGAAAATTATCATGCACATCTTAAAAAGATCTACTAAACGGCATAAGGCCCTAACTTTTAAACAAATAATGAGAGAAGGTTTAAGACTTTTTGGACCGTATCTTTATAGTGAAGACTATATGAGAAAAGGTATGGCTGACCTTAGAAGAATAAAATTTAGACTTGTTAATCATAAACCAAAAGATTTAAGGATACAATATAGTTATAGGTACATATACTAATATAGTATAGTGACATTACGAAACATTTTTATGCAAGTGTAATTCAATGGTAGAATGAGGCTCCTCCAAAGCTTTAATGGGCGTTCGACTCGCCTCACTTGCTTGTAATTGTTTAATTAATAAATTAGGTTCTTTTACTATTTCCTCCCAATTACCACCATATTTTTTAGTCTTAATGATAACTAGATTTGGCACTTTAGCTGTTTTCATTTTGTACTCTGCTTCTTTAGTAATATATCCTTTCAATTCAACGAAAATATTGTTTAAAATAAAGTCAGGATAGTAATTGCGGGATTTACCGTCTAACGTAGTATAAGGAAATCCTTTTAAGTTTCTAGAATAAGATAGATTTAATTGTTCGGCTATTTTGCAAAAATTATATTCCATAGTTGACTGACAGTGTATTATTGTACCATCTTTTTTGGTATAGTCTGAGTGTTTACCCCAACCTCCACCTTTACGAGGGCCTCCGGTTTTACCTTTCAATACTTTTGATTGCAGTAACTTATAACAAGCTGAAGAACATGTTGACTTTCTGCAGTGTGTTTTAAATGGGTTAAGACATATTATACATATTTTATTCACTATTTTAACGACTTGTCCATTTTTATATCTAAAACGAGGAATACCGTCGTTTTCGTAACGATTTTTTAATGCTAAACTTATGTTCATATTTTTAGTTTTAATTTGTTTTGTTGTTAGATGACTATTCCTATATTTAGCGCTGCAAGACTTATTGCAAAAATTTAGTTTTGTTCGTTTGATTTCCTTCTGTAATTTATATCTTGTTTTTCCACACTGAGCACAAGTTACAAGTTTTGCAGCATTAGGTTTGCATTGTTTTGAACAATAATCGGACACACGACAACTAAGTTTATTTGCAATCTGACGTTGCACTTCATTTTTATTTTTGTAGTATGTTTTATGACAATTACAACATTCTAAAGGTATAAGATCTCTAGAACCACAAGTGTCAAATATAGCTTGTAACATCAATATCTTCATATGAGTTATATTACCACTATCCACTCCAAACTAGCAACAACGATTATGCTCTATTAATGTAAGGGTTAGCAATGCCGACCTGTCACGCCGGAAGAACGGATTCGAGTTCCGTATAGAGCGCCACTAAAACAAAATGACAATAACTAAAAGAGACGATAGATGGTATGATGAACGAGGTAATAGTTGGAGAACAGAAGAATCAGCTACTACATACTCACTTACCCTAATTAATTGTAGAGATTGTAGTAATTGTAATAATTGTATAGGTTGTAGTAGTTGTAGTAGTTGTAGTGGTTGTAATAGTTGTAGTGGTTGTAGTACTTGTTATAATTGTAGTGGTTGTAGTGCTTGTAATATTTTTAATTATTGTCATGATTGCAGTAGTTGTTTTAATTGTTATAGTTGTACTGATTGTAGTAATTGTAGTGATTGTAATTATTGTAGTCGTTGTAGTGATTGTAGTAGTTGCAGTAATTGTATTGATTGTAATATTTGTAGTGATTGTAGTTATTGTAGTAGTTGTAGTAGTTGTACTAACTGTAATCATTGTGAATTGTGTGGAAAATTAGTTGATCAAAAGTTTCAAGAAAAGATTAAAGACCCATTAATTAGGACAGAGTTTAATGTAGAAAACAGGTTACTAGAACCAGACTTATAAATTTATGCAGTTAATTGAACAAACAATACTAGACTATATTGTAAAACCTGATAAACTTGAAACTAAGTTGTCTCATATTATTGGATTTAATATAGTCAAAAACAAGCTATCACCAACCTCAATCAAATGTGTTACTACAATACTAGAACAGGAAAAGGATGCAGTGGATTATTTTACTGTTCATCCATATACTAGGCTAGGTTGTGATAATACCAATTATGATAGGCAAAATGATTCTTTGTAACAATCACCTAACCAATTTCGTTACTTAACATACACTGATTAATGACCTGGCGCTTCTCACATTCAAGTATAGGAAGTTACAAGCAATGTCCTAAGAAGTATGAACTTACCTACCTTCAAAAAGGTAAAGTACAAAAAGAGGATACAGTTGAACTATTCTTAGGAAAAAGGGTGCATGAATGTTTAGAAGTATTATATCACTATGCTAATTTAGGCAATACCTGGCTTTTAAAAGATTTGACTGATCTATTTATCGTTTTATGGGAAGAGAAATGGAATAATGATATAAAGATAGTTAGATTCGGCCTACCTGCTCTACATTACCTTGATTTAGGTATAAAACAACTAACTGACTACTATAATAAGTATCATCCTTTCAACCAACACAAATCCCTGAGTTTAGAGCAGAAGCTATATTTTAATTTAGCCCAAGATGAAAAGTATGTAATGTCTGGAGTAATTGATAGGATAGAAGAAATTGAGCCTGACTATCTAGCTATTCATGATTATAAGACTGGTAAGAATATGATGAGTCAGAAAGAATGTGACTCAGACCGACAACTTGCTACTTATGCTATTGGGGTTTTAAATAAATATCCTGCTACTCAAAAAATTGATTTAGTCTGGCATTATCTACTATATAATGTTGAAGTTGTATCTAGTAGGACTGCTGAACAATTAGAAAAGTTAAAGGTTGAACTGATAACAGATATTGATACTATATCTAAAGCTGTTACAGATAATAACTTCAAAACTAATATATCACGTTTATGTGATTGGTGTGAAGTTAAGAAATTTTGTCCTGCTCACAAATAATTTTAGGCTGTATAGTGAAAGTGGATATCATACAATTCTTCTAAATTTGAGTTCCTGGTTCGATCCCAGGTACAGCCACCATTTTAAAACCGAAGCCGTTGAACTTCATTAAATCTTCAACAAACAACAAATAAACACTAACTATATGAATAAAGTACCTATTACTAAAACCGCCCTACAAGCACTTTCAACTCCTACTAAAGATGTGATTGACAAGGCTTCACCACTAATTAAACGCTTTGCTGAAATTATCATGGGTTATTATAGCCCTGAAGAACCAGCTGTTTTTGAGTCTGAAGGAGATAAGACAGTCCAAGCTTTGTTTGATAAATGGCCTAAAGATGATACTACTTTGCGGCTAGCTGAATTGACTGAGGCTATTTACGGATATAAGCCTGTTGTTAAAGATAATAAGACGATTAAATTTGGAGAATTGATTAAGTACAATAGTGACGTCTATGTAACTGTGCATAGTGATAGTAATAGTTTTTATGTTGCTTCAGTGAATGGAGCAAATTGTCTACGTCTATATCCAAATAATGCTATTAATAAAGTTACGGCTGCTGAAGCTGGTATTTTTGTTAAAGAATTCTTGAAAGTTAAACCTAGTATATTACTTACTACGCTAGGTAAGGTAGCTATCAGTATTGTTTTAGAGTTTTTGGAACAGGTTGGAGATAATATTTAATCTAGTTGGTGTGTAGCTCAATTGGTAGAGCAATCGATTGTTACTCGATAGGTTCTTGGTCCGACTCCAAGCACACCAGCCAACATTTGCTAGGTAGTTTAATATTATGTGTTATAATGATGACTTCAATAGACTATCTGCTAGCGTAGTTGCGACCCATTATTAAACGCACTTGTAAAACCACAGCTTTCTAAGCTGTTGATGTCGTGTCAAGAACGACCCTGGCTGTCAATTTATGAATGAACAACAACGTAAGAAAAAACTAGTAGATGTAATAAATCTGGTTGATGATGAACTTAGACTAGTTATCAAAGCAACTTATGCTAAAGAGCGTACAACTGAGGAAAGACTAGCAATTGCAGATATAATAGAGGCTCAAGGCCGACTATTAGATGCACAGTCACGTCTCGAAAAATAAACTTTTGCGGGAGGGTAGGTTAGATCTACAGAAGTCTCATAAGCTTCTTTAAACTAGGTGCAATTCCTAGTCTCCGCACCCATTTAAATATGAACCATAACCTTTGTCCTAACTGTAATAATACTGGAAAATATCTTGAATACTTTGATTCTTTCTATTGTCCTGACTGTGATAACTGGCTTGAACCAATTTGTGAGGATAAAGAATGTAGATATTGTAGTGATAGGCCGGAAAAGCCTAGTTTACAATTTTTACCTAATAAAAAGACTTATTCTGACTTAATAGGTGATTTAATGGAATATAATCATTTCGTAGCTCTAACCGTATCTGGTTCTATAATAACTGAAGATGGTTATGTCGAATCTGTATTTATTGATGGTATTCATAGACCGGAGATATATATTGAGGGTGGCTGGACATTGGAACCGGATAGTAAATTTTATAAACACTACGAATTATTAGAGTTGGGTAAAGCATTTCCTGATAAGGTAATTCAATTAGAATGGTGTACCTAGTATGACAATAACTAAAAGAGACGATAGATGGTATGATGAACGAGGTAATAGCTGGGATACTGAAGAAGCAGCTACTTTATACTCACCTACCCTAACCGATTGTACTAATTGTTATAATTGTTATAGTTGTACTAATTGTAGTCATTGTAGTAGTAGTTGTATTAATTGTAAAGATTGTAGTAGTTGTAGAGATTGTTATAATTGTAGTAATTGTAGTAGTTGTAGAGATTGTTATTATTGTAGTAATTGTATTAATTGTAATAGTTGTAGAAGATGTAGTCGTTGTGATAGCTGTAGTGATTGTAGTGAGTGTATTGGTTGTAATGACTGGACTAATAATAAGAAATATGAACCAGTAATTAGACCATTTATAGATTGTAGAGATAGACTATTAGACCCTTATTTATGAATTCCAAATTTGAACAATTATTACGAACTAAAGGCTGGGTAGTTGAAAATAACAATATTTATGTCAAGGATTACCATTTTATATTGAATAATATGGATAAGTTAGTATCCATCAATGTATACTTTTCAGGCTATACCAATGATGGATTTCCCAAGTTTGCTAGATATTCAGCTTTAAATAAATCAAGTATCTATTTATCCAAAGCTAATGCATATACTATAATTAAGAGTAAAGATAGAATTATATTAATGTTGGATCTAGCTGGGCAAGAATGTGCTATTAAATTTTTAATGTATAGTGAAGCAGTCCATACACTTATGCATCAAGCTAAACTAATATTGGACCAAGCTAATCAAACTTATGCAAGTATCTAGTAATAAGCAAAGAGTGTTAGTACTATCAGATGTTCATCAAGATATAGCTAGACTAAGATATATTTTAACCCACGAAGACTACGATTTTATAGTTAATTTAGGGGATTTGTTTGATTCATTTGATTATAGGAGAGAAGATGATATAGTAGATACTTGTAAATTCATAACTGAGTATATAGATAATCCTAACTATATTTCACTTCAAGGCAATCATGACCTACATTATCTATACAGTAGTCCTATGACTTGGTGCTCTGGTTATCATAAAAATAAAGAGAAAGTAATTAATAGGTACTTTAAACAGGATAAAATAGAAGTAAGAAAGAAGTTTCGATGGTATTGTTGGATAGATGACTTTCTTTGTACCCATGCTGGACTACATCCTTATTACCTAAGCCCTATGCAATCTTTAAATAAGGAAGAGTTATCAATTTGGTTAGACAATGAAAGTAAGAAGGCTGAAACTAATTTACTCATAGAACAACCTCATTGGTTTTATAGTGCTGGAAAAGCTAGAGGTGGTAGAGCTAGTGTAGGAGGGATTGTTTGGTTAGATTTTAATCAAGAATTTGTAGCAATAGATGGCCTAAATCAGTTATGCGGTCATACTCCTTACAATAACATAACTCAATACAAGAATACTAATAGTTATGATATTGATTGTCATGTAGCTCAATATCTTATAATACAGAATGGTAAGTTAGAAATTAAAGACTATGTAGATTTATGAAATATTTCGTCACTTATAAAGAGGCTAACTATCCTAAAACTTGGACTTGTTCTAATGAACCTGCTTGGGAATCTAGTTTTCGTGAATTCAATAATCTTAAAGATGCCGAAGATCTGATAAATGGTATAATTAATCAAACTGAATATTTTAAAGATATTAATTTATCTGTTGCAGTAGTTATGTAATTTGGCAGCATCGCATAATGGTATTGCCCCTCATTTGAAGTGAGAGTGCGGGTAACACCGGTGAGGGTTCGAGTCCTTCTGCTGCCTCCAATTTAACCAGATATAGCGTAATAGTAGCGTACAAGCCCTGGGAGCTTGTGGTGTCTGTGCAACTCAGACTATCTGGACCATTATTTACTAGTTACCGGGTCCGAAACTGTCCTTAACCAGACAAAGTAGGTACCAAATACAGATAGAGAACTGTAGTCAACAACGCACACTTAGTAAATGGAGTGTGGACGGAAATGAGCCAGGGAATCTGGATGATACCGTGCAGCCAACAACTTAGTAATAAGTCTGTGGACATGATAGGTGAAGGTCAGGATAACAACCTGGACAAGTCCTAAAGGGTTATGTAAATAGTATAGCAATATACAGCCCAGTACCTTGAAATATAGGTGTGTTGAGCCTGGTAATTAGTAAAACATACACACGTAATTTAATAGTAGAATATTTGCCTGATTAGCGAATTGTACTTGTGCAACTCAAGTCGTGTGTACCAATTTAAACGAACAAAACAAACATCCATGAACAAATTTAATACAACAATGATAAAATTTATTCCAGCAATGGTAACATTAGCAGTATTATACTTTATTGCTGCTATTTTCGTTGGTTATTATACGGCAAACAGAGACAAACTACTTCAAAAGCAGAGAGAAGAACAATATAAAGTGATATTAATAAATGCATATCTCACAGGTTATGAAGATGCACAAGATGTTTATGGTAAGATGATTAAGAATGAATTCCATAATCATACTGACTTAACAAATTATTCACAAACAGCCTATGATAACTTTTGTACTAACACAGTGAATAAGTATCCGTTACCATGAAAAAGACAACTATTAATGTAATAATGGGCTTAAAAGTGATGGACGACCTTATGCACGCAACTGGTGTGTTTGAATCTTTTAAGAGATTTGGCGAACATCAAGTTATAGAGTATGAAATGCAGAAAAGTGAACCAGATTTAGATTTCATAACCAGGTTTAAAGAATCAGCTGAAAAAGAAGGCTATATAATTACAGCTATCTGGGTAGGTGAAAATCCTCAAGTCAATTTAGTGGATTGGTCAATTAAAGCAATTAGTGATGGACAAAAATGGAGTATGTTAGAACCATATTTAAACCATTTCGGTATACAAAAACAAGAAAAAACTATATAATTAAAATATGAACGCTACTGAACTATTAGATAAGTTTGAAAAAGAACTCCCCAATCTAGGAACTTGGTACTGGACTGAAAAGACAGGCTCCAAACCTAGAATATTAGTATGCATCACTAAAATGCTTAAAGCAGGGCTGGAAGAAGAAACTGTTAAAGATATTATTATTAGTATGATGTATACTGGTTATGTAGAGCATGAAAGACAGGTTAAAGCCGAGACTGGTTTAAGTGTAGAAAAGTTTATGCAGAAAAAGCTTGAATCTTTGCCTGTTGAACAAGAACATTGTCTTACTAACGAATAATTTAATCCGGTTCTGGTGTAGTAGGTCTGCACGCTTGACTGAAAATCAAGAGGTCGTTTTTCGATTAAACGGAACCGGGCCAACCTATAATTTATGCTGCAAAAACTGCCAAAAAGCGTAGGTGATTCCATTACTTTGGGTTCTTTAATATGTATAGGAATTGCCCCAACTAGTAATTCTTCTTTTGTTCCATTTGCCTCTTTCGAAAGAGATGGAGAGTTAATTAGTTATGAAATAAAGAATCAAGCGTTAATAGATCAGTTATCTGATACCTTAACCGATATGCTTATGTCTAATATGAAAGACATTGACGTTAGAATTGATTATAAGTATGTAGTAAAAGCAGGTTACATAGAATTACTCTATAATAACAACACTATAGAAATTCAAAATGAAAACTAAAATAAACACTAGTACTCTACCTAGTCTGGCTCTTCTTTCTATATTAGGTGAGGATGCAATAAAAATATTAATAACTCATGCTTTAGATAAAAAAAGAAGATGAGAAGCATATATTTGATATTGACCTTAAAATTGATGGTAAAGAGTATGATTTTCTTGTGTTGGTAGAACAATATCAAAAAAATCTGGAGCGTATGATCGATCTTGAAGTTAATAGCAGACTTGAATCTAAGTTTAATGAGCTAACCGACAAGTTATCTTTTATATCTAGCATGTTTGATGCAGCTAAGGCAAAAATTAAGAGTGAACTTAATTTAACTGAGGATGATTATTGATAGTTAATGGGGGATTAAGCTAGTAGTAGACGCAGGCTTTTACACAGCCTGAGGATTGGTGCGATTCCAATATCCCCTACCATTTATATGCCTACAAAAATACAAGATTGTAAAGGTTTATCTGTTTGTATTAATAATCATGTCTTCAAATCTAATGAGGTTAGATTAATACCATTTAGTGCTGCTGAAAAAGAATGTAAATGTGTTCTTTATACTGATAGTGACTATGTTATAAAAAGACGAGAGCCAGTAGATCTAGAATTTCCTGGATTTTTATTAGCTTGTCCAGTCTGTAATGTTATTCAGATAGACGGTTTTAGAAATGCCCCTACTAATTCAACACCAATAAAAGGTGTTGATAATACAATACCTGAGAGGAGATTAGAAATAGATTTATGAATTTAGAAGCAGCTATAAACAAGATAAAAGGCAAGACTATCTATGTCTGGGTGCCTTATAATAGAATAGATCAATGTGCAGTTGAAGTTGACTATGTTAGTGCAGTTAATTGGTTAAAACACGTATATAAAGAAGAGAATGATATTGATCCAATACTAATCTCTGATCTTAATAAAGATGTTGTGTTAGGGAATGTACAAAGATTGTTGTTATGAGTGATGAGCCCAAACCAGTAAATATGGATAAACTTAGGGAAGCTGTGGAGTATTGTGATTTGCAAGGTAACTGTGATTACGATAATAGTATAGTTCAAGGATATGCTGGTAACTATTTGGAAGAAGTAATTAAGACTTATGAACGTGGAGATGAACAGTGGCCTATTCCTCATCCTTTGATTAAAGTACAACCGTTTTAGTAAATTTAGCAGGCAGACGAACTTAGGTTCAGCTAACTCTCATAAGGTAAGTGGCTGAGTGCAAATCTCAGGTTTGCCACCATAATTCACACAATTAAATTTGTGATAGGGCAGGCTTAAATTAGCTTGCAAAACAACAGAAAATAAATGAATACAAATAATACAAATACAGAAGTTAGTCATCCTTCACCTACTGTCGAAAGTTTGATGGATGAACAAAATTCCACTTGTTGCATTGATAGTTATAAAGGGAGACCTACTTTTGCTATTAATAAAGAAAGTCCATATCCTTTTAGTTTTGGTCTATTAAAAGCTAGATTAATTGTAAAACATATGGAGGCTTTGCAGAAGTTCGTAGAATCAGATGGTAGAAGCTTGGTTTAATATTTCGCTTCTGTAGTTTAAGAGTAAAACTCAGGTTTTGTAAACCTGGTATCCTGGTGCAAGTCCTGGCAGAAGCTCCATTCCGAGGCAAGAATAACTATTATTCTTGCCTTTTATTATATGAAGATAACAAAACGAGAAGATAGATGGTATGACGAAAACGGTAATAGTTGGTCTACAGAAGAACTAGCTACTAGATACTCTCCTACTCTAACCAATTGTAGTAATTGTAATAATTGTAATTATTGTAGAGATTGTAGTTATTGTAGTAGTTGTATTTATTCTAATGGTTGTAGTAGTTGTAGTAGTTGTAGTGAGTGTAATGGTTGTAGGAATTCTCTTAATTGTATTAGTTGTAATTGGTGTAGTAGTTGTGGTAGTTGTAATAGTTGTATTAGTTGTAGTGTTTGTAGTCTTTGTAGAGATTGTACTTATTGTAGTAATTGTAATAATTGTAGAAAATGTGAAAATTGTTATTTCGTTAGTAGTCTTGAAAATTACGCCCCACTTCTTAAATTTGAACCATCTTCAACTAGACCAGAATTAGATATTAATGATAGAAAACTAGAACCAGACTTATGACTTTAAGAGACATATTAGACAATGATTTAATTGAACGTATTAGAAACCATAACGAAAAAGAAGTAAACCCTGAATCTTCTAGATTTAGTTCGGATGCTGATTTAACCTTATTTCATAAATGGGCTTACAAAGTAGAGAAAGGTTGGTATGGATTTGATTTAGGTAATAAAGTCCCGTATTGCTGGGTACTTGCCATAGATAAAGTATTAAAAAAGATCGAAGAACTAGACCCAGAATTTACTATTCAACAAATAAAGTTAAAGTACGGTCAATTATGTTTCTATATTGATTATAATAAGAACATAGATGAGATTAATCAATTAGCCAAGGAATTACTGGAATTATGTTGTAGTAGGCACTTAATTTATTAATTGCTAGTAAATGTAGTTTTATACCTTTAAAATATAAGTATGAAGTTACCAAGGATTAATCGTTATATCCCTAAAGATACACCGGTAATTAAAGGTATGATTCTTAGAGGATTGTGTGACTATGAAGAAAAAGCAATATATATTAACCCCAAACAAAGTGATAAAGAACGGCTTATTACAGCATGCCACGAGTCAACACATTACTTATTTCCATCTTTGACTGAAAAGAAAGTAGAAGAATACGGTTGTCTAATAGGTGAAGTGTTGTGGCGGTTAGGATATAGAAGCAGAATTAGAAAGAAACGAAAAGCTAGTATTTAATTTAAGCTTTAATATAATATCAGAATGCGTGAAATGTATGATATTGTATTAAAGAAATCTATATTTATTTTAGATAAAAAGTTAATGTCGGTTAGTCGAGAACTTGGTCTGGATTATACTGCAGTCTCCAAACTTCTACACAAAGAACAATTCCACGTAGTTGGTAGATATATACTACCAGAGAATAAAGATAAGATATTTACTTTAGTTAATTATGATACTGGTGAAGAGTATGACTGTATAACTAATAAGAGTTTAAAACATCATTTTAATCAAGAACTTACAGAGAATGAAATTAAGTATGTATATGAATTATTATCTGGCAGGCAATATTTAGCTTCTATTTGTGATCGAGCTCTTATTAAGAAGGGTGTAATTAAAGATGGAAATTTCGTTAATATCAAAGCTTCTTCTATTAGATATAATAAGGAAAGAGAAGCACAGTTATATCGATGTACAACTGCCAGAGATTTGAGAGGCAGGTTGGCTAATATAATACAAGCAGTAATAAATAAAAGAAAAAACTCAGCCATAAAATCATTAGTTGGTTGCACTTATAATGAATTAGCTCAACATCTATCTAATCGATTTACTTCACAAATGACTTGGGGTAACTATGGAGAATGGGTAGTGGACCATATAATACCGTTGTCATTGTTCGATTTAAGTAATAAAGAAGAAGTATTAAGAGCTAATCACTATACTAATTTACAACCTTTATGGTCTTCTAAAAATATTGCTGAGAAATACGGTGAGTTTAATTATATCAGCAATAGTGAGAAGAATTGTAAGAATATACTAGGCGGAAGAATTTAATTGGGATGTTGCATAATGGTAGTGCCAGGGTCTTTGGAGCCTTAGGTGAAGGTTCGATTCCTTCCATCCCAGCCATTTACAATATAAACGAAATCAAGTCACGTCAATATTAACTGAAGGTACGTTGCTCTGGCTCTATGTATCAACTAGAATAAGTTAATAAATCCCCGAAATTTATAGAGATAAAGTACGGGCAGAACCTCATTGAAAGACCACCCTTTAAAGCAATTTTATTGTGTAGACTAGGTGGGAGTTAAGCTAGAGTTGTGCCTAGCATATTGTATTTAAAACCATAAAACCATAAAACTATGAAACGACCTACAAGAAAAGCAACATTAGAAGATTCAGTAACGTATATTCTAGCAGAGATTAAAGAATTAGAAGCTTGTCAATATCTGCTTACGCAGATCATTTATAAACTTACTAATGATTATGCACCGGATGATACTCTTTCTGATAGTGTAGCTAAGATAACTGAAAGAATAACTCGTAAAAAGTGCAGGCTGTTTGAACAATTAGCCACAATTTCTGTTCTTAGCCCAACTGCTGAAGCTAAGTTAAAACAAAGATTAATCGATAAATTAAATAAATCTGGTTCATATTTCAGCAATTTTGTTAATCAATCTTGGACTGATATCTCTACCAACCCTGAAGAATTAAAGCAAACTATAAAAGATCAGATGAGTAAAGCATTACAAGTAAGAGAGGATGAGGTAGATATGATAGCAGTACCTAAAAGGAAGTTAGAACCAGATCTATGAAGATAACTAAACGAGAAAATGATAGATGGTATGACGAAAACAATAATAGCTG